TCATCCATCAGAACTCTCCGCTTCCAAAAGCGTCAACGACTTCACGCCGACCCATATAATGCCTGCCCCGGACACAATCCACAGCAATGCATATAGGTCCGCGCCGTTAAGGAACCATCTGCCAAAGCCGGACGCGAAAAGCGCTGTTCCGAGGTTGGAAAGCACGCCGGCAATACCCTTGATCTGCTCGTTGGCCCTGAGCGTTTCCGAGCGCGATCTGTCTGCCAAATGCCCCTCCCCTCTACACAACCTGCCGCGCGGACCGAGGTTTGTCGAGCGTAGGCATGCCTGCTCGAAAGCAAAGGGAGGGCTTTGACTAGCTCAGCCCAAACGGAGTTAGGGGCGCGCCTCCTTAGGATGCGGGACATTGGTCCTTAGAATGCGGGACATTGGCTCGCGCGGCGTCTCAAGGTGACGACGGAGGCCCCGATGTACCGACCGCTGATTGCCGTGCTTGCCTTGTCGGCCGTTTCCGTTTTCGCGCTGGCGCCGCGCAGCGGGAGTGCGGCGGGGTTTGCGGCGCCGGCCCCCGGCGAGCCGCTTTCGGTGCTGACCTATAACGTCCATGGCCTGCCCTGGCCGATCGTGGAGCCGCGATCGGACGAGCTGGCGGCGATCGGGGCGCGGCTGGCGGCGTTGCGGCGCGACGGGCGGCAGCCGAGCGTGGTGGTGCTGCAGGAGGCGTTCACCGCCGATGCGGCGCGGATCGGCGCGGAGGGCGGCTATCGGTTTGCTGCGGTCGGCCCCTCGGCGGACGAGAGCGATCCGAGCGCGGCGGTGGCGCCGGACCCGGCCTTCGCCGCGGGCGCGCGGGCGCTGAAGGGCGAGACCGAGGGAAAATGGGAAGGGAGCGGGCTGCGCGTCTTTTCCGATTTCCCGATCATCGCGGTCCGGCGCATCACGTTTCCGGCCCAGGCCTGCGCCGGCTTCGACTGCCTGGCGAACAAGGGCGCGATGCTGGTGACGATCGACGTGCCGGGCAAAGGAGCGGTGCAGGTCGCGGCGACGCACCTCAACTCGCATGCTGCGTCCGGCGTGGCCGATGCGCGGTCGATCATTGCCTATCGCGCGCAGGTCGCCCTGCTCGACGTTTTCCTGCGGCGCGCGGCCGATCCGGCGCTGCCGCTGATCGTCGCCGGCGACTTCAACGTCGGCGTGGCGCCGGGGCGCTGGGACGCGCTGGGCAGCCGCGCGGCGGGCTGGGAAAGGCTGGGCGGCACCAGCGGCGGCGAAGCCCTGCGCACCTGCCTGGCCGCGGGGCGCGTCGACCGGAGCGGCGAGGCGGCGTTCATCATCCGCCGCGCGCGGGATTTCGAATTCTATTCGCCCGGCACGCACGCGGGACTGGCGCCGGTACGCGCGGAAGTGACGTTCGGTCGCGGCCCGGACGGGCGCGCGCTGTCGGACCATCTGGGGTTCAGCGTGACGTACCGAATGGGGTGAGAGCGTGACCTGTCCGGGAACGGACGCCCCGATCAGGTTGGCCGCAGCTTGCAGTTTCGCCCATTGCGGACATTAGGCAGGTCGCTACGTTCGCCTCATGGCCGATGACGCTGAGTTGCTTCCCCGTCTCCAGGAATGGAACGAGGGCGCGGGTATTTCTCCCGAGGGCTGGATTTTTATCGAAGGCCGAGCTGATCATGCGCTCGGCTTCTGCTCGATGTTCTGGCCGGAGTTCGTCCAGTTCGAAGACTACGTGCTGCGCGCTCCCCTCGACATAGACCGACTGCGAAGTTGGGAGGCGGCCGGACATTCAAGGCAGGCGGCAGAAATCGCCATGAACGCGTTCCTGTTCGACTACATATTTCCCGATGACCACACCGCCCCGGCTTTGAAGAGCGCTCAGCTCGGGCGTCTCGCCACGATCATGTGCGACATGCTTGCGGCTAAGCTGAAGTGCGAATTTCCCGAGCGGGATTTCTCAGCTTTCGCGCTTGAAGGTGACGATTTCGGCGTCTCCTTTCATCAACGCTGATGTCCGCTAACCGCCAGTCTCTGACGATTGGACCTGCAATGCGACGCAGTCCGCCCCTCGCCACAATAACGGACATGTGCCGAGCGAGGCAGGCGCGTCATTATCTATGATGACTTGATCGCGCCCGGTATGGAATCTGCAGGTTCGCGAACTGCAAACTCAAAAGGGGGGGACATGAACCGGAAATTGACGGCTGTATTGGCGGCGGCGGCAGCTCTCTTCGCAATCGCCTACATCGGCTCACCTTGGTGGGCAGTTCACCAGTTTAGAGAAGCCGCCCAGAGTGGAGATCGCGACCGGCTAGAGCAAACCGTGGATTTCCCGTCAGTGAGGGAAAGCTTCAAAGCTCAAATAAACTCTATGCTTGCAGAGAAAATGGCGTCCGATCCGGAGATGCAGAACAATCCATTTGCAGGGCTTGGGACGATGCTGATCCCTACAATGGTTGAGCGTATGGTCGATACTGTAATGACACCAGACGGCTTTTCTCGTCTCGTGGAGCGCGGACGCTCGGAGCGCGGCGGACCGGAGACAGGTGGCAATCCTAAGTGGGCGTCAGGCTACAAGAGCTTGGACCGATTTCTCGTCAACCCGAAAGATGCGGCTGGTAAAAAAGTAAAGCCGACCTTTGTTTTCGAACGGCGCGGCCTGTTCTCGTGGAAACTTATTCGGCTTGAGCTTCCGGACGACCTAATGAAACAGCCTTGATCAGCCGTGGTCCCGACGCTCGAGAGAACGTGCGCCGGGATGCATGGCACGCTATGGCTCCCGCTATGCTGACGGCCTTTGCCGGAGGATTGGTGGCATGGCGACGCTTGTGTTTGGAATGAACCAGTCGCTCGACGGCTATGTCGACCATATGGCGTTCGGGCCGAGCCCCGCGCTGTTCCGGCACTTCATCGAGCAGGCGCGCGCGCAGGCGGGCAGCATCTATGGCGCCAAGCTGTACGAGATCATGCGTTATTGGGACGAGGATCGCCCCGACTGGGGCGCGGCGGAGCATGACTTTGCCGCGGCGTGGCGGCGGCAGCGGAAATGGGTGGTGTCGCGGTCGTTGGAGTCGGTCGGGCCGAACGCGACGCTGGTCGGGAGCGATCTGGAGGGGGCGATCCGCGCGGTGAAGGCTGACGTCGACGGCGAGATTGAGGTTGGCGGGCCGGAGCTGGCGCGGAGCCTGGGCGCGCTGGGCCTGATCGACGTGTATCGGATTTATCTTCATCCCGTGGTGCTTGGCGGCGGCACGCCGTTCTTTGCCGGGCCGCGGCCGCGGCTTCGCTTGGTCGCGAGCGATCGGGTCGACGAGGATGTGATCAGGTTGACGTACGTTCCTAGTTGATTTGGCCTCTGAAAACGAAAGGCTCTGGCCCTCACCCTCCCAAGCCTATCGGCTTGGGCCCCTCCCTCTCCCGCAAGCGGGAGAGGGGCTTATTGATGAACCTATTTGGTTATTTTTCTTGACATCGTGACGATGATCTGGTACCAATCTCCAAAGATGGAGTTCCCCGGCCGGGCGGCGATTGCTGTGCCGGCCTTTTCTTTGGAGGGTGCGATGGCGAAGGGTGGACGGATGCGGATCACGCCGCACAACAAACGGCGGCTGATCGCGACGCGGCCGCGGCGGAAGCTGTTCGGCGAACGGCGCCAGCGGCGGTTTCTGGAATCGCTGGCGGCGACGTGCAACGTCACCGAATCCGCCAAGGCCGCGGGCGTGGTGGTGAACACCGTCTATAACTGCCGGATGAAATCACCGGGCTTTCGCGCGGCATGGGAACTGGCGCTGGAGCAGGGCTATGCCCGGCTGGAAGCGGCGATGCTTGCCCAGGCCGCCGAAGCGATCGACTTCGACGGCGGCAAGGAGGCGCCCAGCCGGCTCGACTGGGATCGGGCCGCGGAATTGCTCGACAAATATGACCGGCGGCACGCCCGGCGGCGAGACGAGGCGCCGCGCTTTGCCGCCGTGCCCGTCGAGGAGGCGCGCGCACGGCTGATCGCCAAGCTGAAGGCGATCGGCGCGCTGAAGGACTGAGTGCCGGCACCCCGGCTCTCTTCTTTGTCCCGGGAGTGGTTGCATGACCGACTGGACCGACAAGCTGGCCGGGGTCTCGCCCGCCGATGTCGCGCGCGCGCTGGCCGCCTTGCCGGCGGGCGTGACCGACGCGCTCGAAGGGGATTGGGCGAGCTTTGCGCACGCGGGCCAGCGCGAGCCGGACGGCGACTGGCGGCTGTGGATCATTATGGCCGGGCGCGGGTTCGGCAAGACGCGCGCCGGGGCGGAGTGGGTGAGCGCGCTGGCGCGGGCCGACGGGGCGCTGCGGATCGCGCTGGTCGCGGCGACGCTGGACGAAGCACGCGCGGTGATGGTGGAAGGGGAAAGCGGGCTGGCCGCGGTCGCCCATGCCGGCGAAAGCGTGCGCTATGTGCCGACCAAGCGCATGGTGCGCTTTCCCTCCGGCGCCGAGGCGTATCTGTATTCGGCCGAGCGGCCCGAGGCGCTGCGCGGGCCGCAGCATCATGTCGCCTGGTGCGACGAGCTCGCCAAATGGCGGCTGGGGACGCGGACCTGGGACAATCTGATGCTGGGCCTGCGGCTCGGCGAGCGGCCGCGGACGCTGGTGACGACGACGCCGCGCGCCGGGGTGCTGCTGAAGCGATTGCTGGCCGAGCCCGGCGTCGAGGTGACGCGCGGGCGGACGGCGGACAATCCGCATCTGCCGGGCGCCTATCGCGACGCGGTCGCCGCGGCCTATGCCGGCACGCGGCTGGGCCGGCAGGAGCTGGACGGGCAGCTGATCGAGGACGTCGAAGGCAGCCTGTGGCCGGCGGCGCTGATCGAGGGGGCACGGGTGTCCCCCTCCCGCTTGCGGGAGGGGTTAGGGGTGGGCCTGCCTCAAACGCCGCGGAGTCGGACGTTGCCACCCCCGACCCCTCCCGCAAGCGGGAGGGGAGAAGAGCTGGCGCGCGTCGTGATCGGGGTCGATCCGCCGGCTTCTTCGGGGACGTGCGGGATCGTCGCGGCGGGCGTGGATCGGGGCGGGACCGGGTTCGTGCTGGAGGATGCCAGCCTGGGCGACGCCTCGCCCGAGCGCTGGGCGCGGGCGGTGGCCGACGCGGCGGCGCGGTGGCGGGCGGACCGGGTCGTCGCCGAAGCGAACAATGGCGGCAAGATGGTCGCCGCCTGCCTGCGCGCCGCCGATGTGCGGCTGCCGCTGAAGCTGGTCCACGTGGCGCGGGGCAAGGTCGCGCGGGCGGAGCCGGTCGCGGCGCTGTTCGAGCGCGGCGCGGCGAAGCTCGCCGGGCGGTTTCCGGAGCTGGAAGCGCAGCTGACCGGGCTGGTGCGCGGCGGGGGCTATCAGGGGCCGGGTGCGAGCCCCGACCGCGCCGACGCGATGGTGTGGGCGCTGACCGAGCTGATGCTGCAAGGCCATGCCGAACCGAGCGTGCGCGCGCTGTGATGCGTTGACCGGGGCCACGCGGCTGTGGCATCGGGCGGCGCACAGGCGGGTATGATGTAATGGTAGCCTGTCAGCTTCCCATGCTCTAGCACTGCGCAGTTTTCAGCCGTTCTTGCTGTAAAACGCCCCTAAAATCCGTCGAAACATATCAGTCGCTTAGCGGAACCGCGTAAAATCGCTGAGCCGTTTTCTGTAGTTACGATTATTGTTGACCCCGTGATTTTACGTGGTTACAGATAATCACATGGAAACGAGCTTCGACCCCGCCAAGGACGCCGCCAACATCGCCAAGCACGGCCTGTCGCTGGCTGACTTCACGGGCTTCGATGCCGAGCCCCATGTGGTGGAAGATGATCGGTTCGATTATGGCGAGCAGCGCTTCATCGCGCTGGGCCGGATTGACGGCGCGCCGCACTGCATCGTGTTTACGATGCGGGAAACCGCGATCCGCCTTATCAGCTTCCGCCGCGCGCACGAAAAGGAGCTACGCCGCTATGAGTAAGCCGAAACCCCCCGTCGATTTCGATGAAAATCCGGAATGGACCGAAGAGATGCACGCGCGCGCCAAGCCGGCCAGTGAAGTGGTAGGCCGCGATGCCGCCGCCGCGCTCGTGAAGCGCGGGCGCGGGCGGCCAGCCGGCTCGGACAAGGAACAGGTCACGCTGCGCATCGATCGCGACACGCTTGAGCGGTTCCGGGCGAGCGGTCCAGGCTGGCAGACGCGCATCAATGATGCGCTGCGCAAGGCGGCTGGATCAGCGACACTGTGACTTGCGGGTTGGTTCCCCTCGGTCGGAACCGCGCGCCTTAGTCAGCTTCGCGTCTAACTCGGCATCGCGTTCCATGCCGACGCTGCGGCAGATCGCGTTCATCGCCGCGTTCATGGCCTGCCGCCGCCCGAAGTCGTCAGCCGTGTTCCCGGTGATAGGCCGTCGGGCCGCCTGCCAGAACTGATCAAACCACCCTCGGTTACCGTTGCCGGTAGCGTAGAGATAGGCCAGCGCAAGCCTCAACCCCTGCGTTACCGGGCCGCCATCCAAGGTTTCTTGAAGGGCCACGAGCGCCCGAAAGGTGAGCTTTGGCCGGTCGAGTCGCATCCGCATCGGCATACACGCCTTGACGCGGGAATGAGAACATTCAAAGAACGCGCTCCATGACCGTTCTCACGTCACTTGAGCGCGAGCGCGAGCAGCTGCGCGCGCTGGCGGCCGCCAATCCCTTCGGCGCTTGGCTGCTGAGCCAACGCGGCCGCCATGGTTACATCGGCCGGCTCGCCACCTTCGCCACGCGCGATCCCGGCTTTCCCCGGCGCGGCACGCCGCGTCAGGTGGCCGATCGGATCGCAAGGGCCGCATGGGATGACGACACGATCAGCGCCTATCAGGACGCGCTGACCGAATGGCGGACGCTGCTGCGTCGCTATTTCGCGTCGCGCAGCTGCGCGAGCGCATCGCCGGCCGATTTCAGCGCCGCCTCGATCTCGCCAATCAGCGCGTCGCGGGTTGGTCCCGGCACGGCCCGGAACGAAGCCGTCCAGGCGGACAAGGCCGCCGCCTGATCATCGGCTGAGGCTATGCCGGTCACGTCGTTGCCGGCCTGCTCGACGCCTGCCGCAAGATCGAACTTCGCGGCGCGGTTGTTCAGCACGCGGCCGCTGACCGTTTTGATCCAGTTGTTCTTGACCGCGTCGGCGCCGTCGATCCGCAGCAGCGTGTTGCGTTCGATCAGCAAATCTTCGGTCGGCGCCGTGAAAGAAATGCCATGCCATCCGGTGCCGACCAGCACATTGTCGCGCACGGTGATGCGGGCATAGCCCGCGCCCGTCTTGTAGAGGCCCAGCTCATCGCCTGCCAGAATGCCCTGCGCACGCCCCTCGGGCGTCGAGACGATCAGATTGCCTTGGATCAGCACGTCTGTGGAGGCGGTGGTCTCCCCCGTCGTCCAGAACTGGATTCCGTCGGCATGGTCGCCGGGCGACGGATGGAATGGGCCGATCCGGTTGCGCGCGATCGTCACATGCGATGACGCGACGATGTCCAGCCCCTCGCGAACGTTGGAAACATCGTTATCGACGAAGCGCGCGCCGTCGACTCGCTGGAACAGGATCGCGCCTTGCGCATCCGCGAACCGGCTCTTTTCAACGGTGATGTTCTTGCCGTTGATGAAGCGCGCGGCGACGACGGAAAGCTGACCGTTCGGCTGCACCGTGCCACGGAAGCTGATATTGCGCAGCGTCAGGTTGTCGACGCCCTGGGCAAGGATGCCGAGCGAATAGCCGGTCGGGCCGTTCATATATTCGAACTGCCCGCCGTCGATGACGACGTTCTTCCAGGCGCTGAATGTGACCGGCCCGCTGAACCGTCCGCCCCGGATCGTGACGCAGCAGCTGGCCGGCTGAAGCTTCACCGACGCAAACGAAACGGACCGGTCGCCCAGGTCGATCACGTCGCCGGGCTTCGCCGCCGTGATCATCGCTTTCCAATCAGCGGCGGCGATCGGCGGCGCTACCGCCACGGTTTGCGCGACGGCTGCCGGAGCCCCCAGCGAGAGCGCGAGGGCGGCAAGGAATATCCGCATGGCCTTGCTCCTATTCCGGCTGAACGGCTGCGGCTTGCAGCTCTTCATGGTTCTGGACGGCGCGGGCATATTCGGCGTCATAGAGTTCCTTCAGCCGCGCCTGATCGGTTTCGGTGAGCACGGCCTTGGCGCTGTCGTAGATCGCCTTGACGACGGGCGGAGCGCCGGCCGCCAGCTTGAGCAGCTGGGCGGCGGTTTCGAGATTGAACATGGCGATGCTCCTTAGCTGGCCAGATCGGTGAGATCGGTGATGATGGCTTTGGCCTCGCGCTCGGCGGCCCGGAAATCGGCCGCGTTGCCGGCGAGATAGGCCGATCGGGCGCGCTTCACCCAACCGAAGGCGCGCGCGTCCAGCAGCTTGATCTTCTCCGCCGTCGCCCCTTTGGCGGCGCCCGTGCGGATGGCGAGCAGGCCCAGCCGGTTCGCGGCGTTGTACGCCACCGTGATGGTGAGGCCGCCCTTTTCGTCCAGCGTGGTCGCGTTCGCCACATCGGCGGGCGCAGTCGGGATGTGCGATAGACCGGTTATACCGGCGCACGCAGAGAGCGCGAGCGCGAGGCCCGCGACAAGCAGTCGCTTCATCGTTCGTCCTTTCAGTGGTAGATTGCGGGTCAGCGCGTCGGGTGACTTGCCGCCGCGTTAGGGCGTCTCTTCGTCTTGAGAAGCGATCGGACGCCCGTCCTTGTCGAGCTTGACGCAACGCCGGGCCATGACCTCGACCACCTTCAGGCCCGAATGATGCGGTTCGTCGGGGCGCACTTTCAGCTCGCCATGCGGCCCCAGCTTGCCGGACGTGACGGTGCCGGTGCCGATCCCGGCGTGATTGATGCGATCCCCGCGTTTGAACGTCAGCGGCGCGCTCACGATTGCACCTGGGCGATTTCGTCGGGCAGGTGCACCGCCATCGCCTTCTGCTTGGCATTCTCGCGGCGGGTGAGCCACATGCCATAGGCCGTCGGGATCACGACCAGCAGGACGCCGACGATGTTCTGCAACTCGGCATCGCTGATGATGCCGCGCTGCACGAGCAGCGACCCGCCGAGCGCGGTCAGGACATAGCGGATCATGGCCAGCGTGGTCGCCGGAATGGCGCTTGCGGGCACGACAATAGGTGGCGTGATATCATCAGCCATGATGGTCTCCAGTGCTGTTGAGGGGATGATTAGGCGAGCGCGCCGATCCGGTTGGCCAACCAACCATAGAAGAAGGCTTCGTTCGCCGGCCGCGCTTCGGTGATGTCGGCGTAGCGCCCGACCTGGAAGCCATCGAGAGCCTTCAGTAAGACGGCTTCGCCGGCCACGCCACGCTTGCCGATGAACCGGCGCAGGGCGTCCAGTGTCATCGGCCCGATCCGGCCATCCACCGCGATATCGGGATAGTCGCCGCCGCCCCGGTTGAGCAGGTTGAGCGCGCGCTGGAGCATTGGCGGTGGGATGCTGACGCCCATGTTGACGCCCGTGTCGAACATTTCTTCCGCAACGCGCGGCGCGAACGCGGCGACATCGTCAAAGCCGGGGCCGATCCAGTAGCGCTTGAGCAGGATGTCCTTGGCGGTGGCGCGCGGCAGCTGGCGCATGTCACCGTGATATCCATAGGCGCGGGCGACCTGTTCGGTGATGCCGAAGCGCGTCGGGCCGCCGCGATCGGCGGGATGGTCGACATAATCGCCCTCGCGCGCAATGAGCGCGTCTATCTCCTGATCAACCTTCATCTTGCTTACCTCTCTGGCTTGCCGGAAATGGCATCGTTGACGATGCGCGCCGCGGAAATTTGGGTTTGAGCGACTTGCCGGACCTCGCCCTTGGCGTCGGTGCCGCGCATGCGGTTCAGGAAGGCCTGGGCGCGGCGCACCGCCGCCGAAATCTCGATGTCGTTCGCTGACCGAAGCGACGCGAGCAGCGCGTGGATATGGTCCAGGCTCTCTTCAAAGTGGGCCAGCTTGCCGACCAGAGGGCGCAGCTGCTGAACTTCCTCGCGGACCGTCGTCAGCTCTTTGCGAAGCGAGTCGACCAGCTCCAGCGTCGTGTCGGTCCAGTGCTCTTCCAGCTTCGCCTGGGTGCTGACGCGCGCTGTGTCGGTCTCGGCCGCCGATCGGATCGACTGGACGATGACGCCCCCCAAAAGCGTGGCGCCTGAAGCCAACACAGCACTGATCGCGCCAACAACCGCAGCGTCCATGAAATACCCCCGATGCTACTAGGAAGAATGGCCGGCTCAGGCCGGTGGAACCGGCCACTCTGGAGAGGCCGGATTGGCTGTTACTTCGGGAAGATCGCGCAAGGCCTGCCGATAGGACGTCCATTGGGCTCGCGTCGTTTCGTCGATCGGGTAATCCGGGAGCATATACTTATCGGACTCGGTAAGCCGCACGTCGCGCTCCTTCCGGAGCAGCAGCCACAGGCCATTATCATCTTCGACGATCGCTCCGTCTTCTTCCTTCACGGCACAACCGTCCAGTTCAGGCGGCACTGACCCAATCGCCACCCAATCCGGCTCGCCATAGCCATCCAGCGAAGCAACGACGGCGGTCGCGCCGGTTTCACCATGCCTCACGAGATACTGGGTCATGGCTGCTTCGCCGTGAAAGAGCCGAAGAGTTGGACAACGCCTACGGGATCGGAGCCCCAATTCCGGAGCATCATGCCCACTTCATAGTCTCCGCTCGCTGTCAGGCCCGTCTTGGTCTGATTGTCCGATCCAGTGCCAACGGTCTGCTCGGTATCCTGTTCGCCTGGAGCGATCTCGAAGCGGCGCGACGTGGCCGGCAACGCGACAATCTCGGCCGTGCCGTCGATCCAGGCGCCACCGGAGCCGGCAACGCGATAGACGATCTTCGTCGCGCAACGCGCGGAGCGACTTCCTAGCGTGCTGGGTGGATTGATGGAGTAGCTATAGCCATAGGCGAAGTTCAGCTGGCCGGAGCCATCGGCCCGAACGGTCATGATGTAGACCGGCTGGGCCGGATAGGACGTGCCACCCGAAGCGTTGAAAGCCCCCATCGCGTTCGTGGTCTGCTGCGCCACGCCCTGCTGCGCCGGGGACTGATCGCGCTGCACGGTGACTGGCACGCGGATGGTCTGATCGAAGACGCCGCCATATTGGCAGCGGACATCGATCCAGCCTTCCGCCGTGACGCTGCCGATCGAGACGACAAGGGTGCTCGCCTTCGCGGCATCATTGTTCGACTTGGCCGGAACGGTGAACGTGGCGGAGCCGCTCAGATCGACGCCCCCCTTGATGAACTTGCAGCTGAAGGTGATCGGAAACTGGCTCGCCTTCGCCGTGCCGAGATAGTCAGCCGCCACGGTGATCGCGGGCGTGCTGACGGAGAAGACCATGCCGTCCTGACCGTCTTCGCCATCCTTCACGACTTGTTTGGGCGCCGTCCACTCGCCGGCCGCGATCGTGTCCTGAGTTCCGGTGCTGAGAGCGGTCGCTTGCGTCCAGAACAGATACTGGCCCAGCGACGGGTCCGGCATTGCCTGAGACCAGCCATTGTTGATGCCGGCAAGGGAGGCGGTCGCAAAGGTGTAGGTAGTGGTCGCGCTCGGGGCAGCGGGCGGCGTGCCGGTATTGTTGCGCTGGAGAAGGATGACAGGCGCGCTGTTCAGGGCCGGGGCGCCGGGATCGCCGGGCGCGCCGTTGCTGACCCACAGCACCGCTCCGGCCCATTCCCCGGCGGCGATCGTGTCGGCGCCCGTGTTCGAACTGGCAGTCGCGGCTGTAATGTAGAGCGGGTTGCTCCCCGCCGGGATGGTCGCGGTCCAGCCGTTGTTCAGGCCCGTAAGCGCTTTCGTGCTGAAGTCGTAGGAGACGGTCGCGCTCGGCAGTGCAGGCGCCCCGGATGCCGAGCGCTGATAGGCATAAACCGGTGCATTCGCGAGGCCGTTCAGCCCCGGATCGCCGTCCTTCGCCAGCCGGCGCACAACCGCCCACTCGCCAGCCGCGATCGTGTCCTGCGGCAACGTGGCGAGCGCCAGCGCCATCGCCGTTGTCACGAACAGATATTTGCCGTTCGCTTCGTCGGGGACGGTCTGCGACCAACCGTTATTGAACCCGGCAAGCGTCGCCGTCGCGAACGTCCAGGTCGATGTCACGGAAGGCGCGGCGGGAGCGACGCCGCTATTGTTGCGCTGGTACAGATAGGCGGTCGCGGTGCTCAGGCCGTTGGCGCCGGGATCGCCGTCTTTCGTCCAGAGCACGGCCGCCGCCCACTCGCCCGACGCGATCGTATCGTTGCCGCCGGTCGAACTGGCGGTCGCGGCCGTGATGTAGAGCGGGTTGCTCCCCGCCGGGATGGTCGCGCTCCAGCCGTTGTTCAGGCCGGTCAGGCTCTTCGCCGCGAAATCATAGGTGACGGTGGCGCTCGGCAAGGCCGGCGTGCCGCTCGCGGACCGCTGATAGGCATAGACGGGCGCATTGTTCAGGCCCGGCGTACCGCCCGCGCCCACGCGCCCCGTGATCGCTGCCTGGAACGTCGCAATCGCCGTATAGGCTTCGATCCAGCGCTGCTGATACAGCGCCGGGTCGATCGGCGTATCCTGCGCCGTGTCCGTCCAGTCAGGGGCGAGGCCCGCCAGATAGACGTTCAGCGCATTGACCTTGGTCGCCGCATCGTTCCGGCTGGGCGCGATGTCCGCTGGGCTGCCGAGCGCCAGATAACGGTTGTTCAGCGCGACATAGTTGGCGCTCAGCGCGTTCCAGTCGATGATCGCCTGCGGCTTTTCGCCCGCGTTCAGCAGCCCGTCCGAAGAGATCAGGCCGATCTGCGTTCTGATCGCGGCGATATCGGCCGCCCACGGCGCTTCCAGCGGCTGCGCCTTGCTTAGCCCTTCGATCGAGAGCGACAGCTTGCTGACGGTCTCGCCGACCTCGATCCCGAAGTCGCGGAAGAAGCCGTAGAGCGTCAGGCTGTCCAGCCCCGCGTCGCCGATCCACAGCACCGGCCGCGCCCGCACCGCCGCGATCCGGTCCGCGACCACGTCCAGCGCGTCGGTGCGGATCAGCGCCTTGGCTGTCATCCGCTTGGCCCAGGCGCGCTGGACGATCGTCACTTCGCCGAAATCGTCGACATCCTTGCGGCTGAAATCCGCAATGCCGGCCGTCGGCGACGCCTCTGTGATACCAAGGCCGACCAGCGCGCCGATCAGCAGCGTGCCGACCGAAAGCGGGCCAATGCCAGCCACCGTGACGCGCACCGTGCCATCGATGTCCGGAAGGTCGTAGAAGCCGATCGTGCCCCCGGTCACGGCGATGGTTCGGTCATAGGTCGGGTCAACGTCGCCGGCCGCAATCACTTCGACCTGAACACTGGCGGCCAGCACGTCGATCAGCGCCACCGCGCCGATCGCGCCGGCATCGAACGTGACGACGATCGGGCCGCCCTCAACGGCGGTGGCGGTGCCTAGCGCTTCGTCGAACATCGCCCAGCGATTGGTCGGGCCAACGTCCAGCCAATAGGACGGCGAGCTGCTCGGATCATGGCCGATGTTGCCGGCCGCGAGGCTCTCGTAGATGCGGTGCGTGTCGGTGCGGATCACGCGTCCGCCCAGCGGATAGGTGACGCCGGCCGCCCAGACCGGATTGTCGGCTTCCGGCACGGTGCTGCTCGCAAGCGCCGCGTCGGTCATCGCCACCGGCAGCAGCATCCGCAGCGTCGATGTGCTGCCCTCGGGCGCCGGATCGTCGCCCGGATCGGCAACTGCCGCGCTCTCCGCCAGCCCCTCCACCGTCAGCGTGCAGAAGCTCAGCGGCGGCACGTTCAGATCGATTTCGAAATCCTTGTAGAAGCCGGTCGGCTTCAGCCATTCGAAATCATCGTCCGCGACCCACTGCGCGGCGGTCGCGCGCAAATCCGCGAGCAGCCGTTGAACGCCGTCCACATCGTCGAACGGCAGCGCCAGGCGCACCGACATGCGGCGGGAGAAACCGCGCTCGACAACTGTCGTCACGCCGAATTCGTCGGTGACCCGGCGACTGTAATCGACGATGCCGATCGTGGGCGCGGCTTCGGTCGCGCCGAGTTCGATCGGCGAATCTTCCCCTACGATGACCTTCACGCTGCGGCGCTCGCAACACTGATCGCTTGGCCTGCGCTCTCTGCGCTCACCCCTTCCAGCACCTTCGCGGTCCGGTTGTTCGCGCTTGCGTTCGCCGCATGGCCGGCATTGTTCTCCGACCGCATGCCGGCGATTTCCTGCCGCAGCGCGGCCAGCTCGCTCGCCATGTCATCATTCGCAGCCGTCGCGGCCGAAGAAGCCGACTGCGAAGCGGCCATGGCTGCCAGCAGCGCATCGGCCGTGGAGGCGCTGCTGGGCGTGCCCAGGGCGCTGATCGCAGCGAACGTGGCTTCCAGCGATGCGGCGGTCTGCGCCTGGACGCGCTCCAGCTCCTGCCGGCTCGTGGCGGCATCCTGTGCCGCCTTCAGCAGCGCCTGGGAGAGACCGGGCAGCGACTTGGCTGCGTCCTGATCGCCAGCACGCGCGGCCGACGTGGCGGCATTGAACTGCCCCATCAGCGCCGCAAAGCTGCCGTCTCCCGTCGGGTCGGTCAGCCCCCGGATGCGCTTCACTTCGTCCATGATCGACGTGCCGATGTCGGTCCACGCCTTGCGCAGTTCATCGGCCGCCTTGGCCGCTTCCTGCGCGTCCTGGAGCGCCCAGATTTGCTGCTGAAGCGCGCGGTTGCTCGCGTCCAGCTTGGCAAGGTCGAGCGCGCGGAGCGCGGCCGTGTTGCCCTGAAGCTCCAGCAGCTTGCGCTCCAAATCCTGCCGTTCGGACAGGATGTCGGCGGCACTCCGCGCGCCGTTCATCGACTGCTGGAGATCGGCGAAGGCGGGCGCGAGCTGCAACAGCGTCGCATAGGTCTGCCGGCCCGCTTCAGTCGTCAGGTTCTGAGCTTCGACCAACGCGCGGAAGCTTGCCAGCGACGACGGCATGGTGAGACCAAGGCTGTCGAACACGCGGGTCATCTGCGCCGTGCGGGCGGCGGCCTGCTCGGCCGCAGAATAATAGCGCTCGAAATAGCCGGAGACGGCACTGGTGAGATCGCCGACATCGTCGAACAGGTCGGCGAGGCCAAGCTTCGCGTCGATGCTGAGATTCTGCGCGGCAGTGCCGAGCATCCCCAGCGAGTTGGTGACCGCTTCGACGGTCGATGCCACGCGCACGAGCGTCTCGAATGCGCCCTCACCGACCTTCTGGAACCGCTCGATACCCGGAAATGCGGCGGCCGCCATCTGATCGGCGGCGGCGCCGAACACGGCGGTCAGCTTTTCCTGAATCTCTTCGCCCGTCAGGTCTTTCAGGTCGATCTTGCCGATCGACACGACGAAGCTGCTCAGCCGCGCCTCGATCGTGCCGGTGGCCTCGCCCAGCGGCCCGGCCGAAGCCTTGATGGCGTCGCTGAACGAACGCAGGATCAGCGTGAACTGGCTTTCCAGACCAGCGTCGGCGTCCGCGAACTGGGTGCGGTATTTCGTGCTGTAGGTGAGCCCGAAGAACTTCTTCTTCTTCTGAACGTCGGAATAATAGGACGCGTCGAAGCCGCCGCTCAGGATCGAGCCCAGCGACTGCGGATCGCCATACAGCCCGCTCGCCATCACCGTGGTCTTGGTCCCGAACAGGCTTTTCAGGATGCCCCCGATGATCGGGATTTTGGTCAGCAGGTAGCCGACGCCGCCGCCAAGGATGCTGAGCACGGTGCCGGCATTGCTGTTGAAGCCTTCCTTCACGCCGCCCGAAGCGTTGATGTCGCCCGCGCGCACCACGAGCGCCGCGACGTTGCCGATCTGGCTTTCGATCGACCGCAGCGACGCGGCCATTTCGCGGGCATAGGTGTTCGTCAGCGTGTCGACTTCCTTCAGCGAGTCGATCGCGCGCTTGATGCTCTCGCTTTTCGCTTCGCTGTCGCCCAGGACGGTGCCGGTGCCTGTGTTCGTCGGCGCTGGTTTGCTGGAGCCGCCGCCACCGAAGCCCAGGCTCGCCATCACGCCCAGCATTGCGGCCACTGCCGGGAAGGCGAACGGACCAAGCTCCGCGAACATACGCGCGGCGCCGCCGGCAACGTCAACGGCGGTCCGCGCCAGCTGGATGATGGTCAGCGCCTTCTCGGCCGCCGCCATGGCCTTGTAGCCTTTGCTGTGCTCGTTGAAGAGATTCTTCGCCGCCCCGGTGATGCCGATCAGGCTGTTCATCTGCAGATCGGCGGACTTCTTTGCGCCCTGAGCCTGCGTATAGGTGCCGGCCTTCACCAGCGCGTCGATCCGCTCCTGCTGCTCGCCATAGTGTCCCAGGATGCTGATCGCGTCGCCGATGGCGCTGCCGACCCGGCCGAAGGCGCGGCTCATGGCGTCGGCGACTTCATCGGCCCGCTCAGCCGTGATGCGTAAATCCTGATTTAGCTGGTTGGTCGCGACACCGACCTGATATTGCGCTTCGGCGATATCGACCTGCTGCTGGACATATTCGGCGGCAGCGGGGCCAGTGAAGCCACTCCGGGTGGCCTCTTGGGTCGCGCGAAGCACCGCCAGCGCCCGCACGCGCACCGCTTCCGTTTCGCCGAGCAGACGCAACTCTTCCCGCAATTCCGCCAGACGGTCGCTGCCGGTTGCTTTCACGCTGTCGAGCTGCGCCTTGCGCTGTTCGTCGGTAAGGCGGACCTGAGCGGCACGCTGGCGCTCAAGAGCGTCCTCTGCCTCTTCAGCAGCCTTCTTGTTTCCGACACGGCGAGCTGCTTCGAGGGCAATCACCAGCGGCAGATCGGCGATGCGATTCCGCACCAGTTCGTTCGCGAGGGCTGCCGGGACATTGCCGGCGGCGACCTCGCCATTGACCTGAGCTTGGATGCGAGCCTGATCCTCCATCGCCGCCGTGCTCTTGCTCGCGTCGGCAACGCGCTGCGCGATGACCAAGCTCACCTGCCGCGCGACTGCCGCATCGACATCGCCGCGCTGCTTGATAGCTTGGCTTTCGGCCTTGACTCGCGCTTCGGCGATCAGAGCGTCGGCACCTGACACACCATATGCATCGGCGAGGGCGTACAGATTTCGAATCTGCGCCTCGACGGCCTTGGCCTCGCGAGCCAGCTGCTCGGCATGTCGATTGCTCGCTTGGTGGGTGCGGGCCTTCGCCTCCGCCGCCTTGGAGGCGGCGCGAGCCTCAGCGTTTTCGCTGGTAATGACCTCCCCGGCCAACTGAAGCCGCTCGCGCTCAGCGGCCAGTGCCGCCTTCACCGCAGGCTGCTTGGCGGCCGCGATATTCGCATCGAGCGCGGCTAGCTGGTTGGCCTTGTCCTGACGCGGAATGAACGTGTCGATCGCATGCGTGTAGGCGTTGAGCGCCTCTGTCAGCTGCGCGCGCTGGTCTCGCGGCATATCGGTGGCGAGGGCGGCACGTAACGTGCCGGCAGCCTTCTGATACCCGGCCAGCACATTGCCGCCCGTGTATTGATCCAGCACGCCGGCAGCGGCCTGCTGCTTGGCGTTCGCTTGGGAGCGCGCCGTCAGCACTTCCTGCACGCGCAGCTGCTGGCGCAGGCTCGCCAGCTGCTTGTCGAATATGGACAGGTCGGTGACTCCGGCCTGCGCATAGGTCGCGCGTTGACGTTCCAGATCGGCAATCTGGTCAAGGATCGGGCCGCCGCTGACCACCCGGTCAATCGCCTTGCCCATCCACTCCCAGGCGCCCGCCGCTGCGGTTCGAATATTATCCCAGCCTCGCGCGAGAATGTTGGCGTGATCGGCCGCGCCGTCGAAGGCCGGCTCCAGCGCGTTCAGCAGCACCTTTTGGGCGGCGAGCATGTCACCCTGCTCGACCAGCTGGCCGATATATTCGATGGTGGCTTGGCTGACGACGCCATATTTGTCCGCGAGCTGCTGGGCCCCTTCGATCGGATCGCCGAAAGCTTCCCCGAGTTCCTTCGCGGCGTCGGTCGCCTCCTGCCCTGTCGCCGCCGCGAAATCCTTAGTCACGGCGATCAGGTCGACCATGACGCCAGCCACCACGCCGCCGGCACTGACATAGGCGGACTCGATCTCGCGCGCAGCCGAAACGGTTATGTCGGCAGCGTTGGCTGCCGCGACAGCATTGTCTTCCAGCTGCTGGCCGGTCAGGCCGAGCACCCGACCTTGGCCCTTAGCCAGCGCATTGAACTTCTCAATCGCGTTCGAGTATTCAAGCCACGCGGCAGCACCGAGCAGAACGATTGCCGTGACGCCGATGATCGGCGCGAAGCGCAGGAGAAGGCCGCCGACCTCTTTCGCCAGTCCCGCTGCTCCACCTTCAGCCGTCTGGAAGACCTGGAATATCTGCCCGCCTTGGGTCGCGAGGATCTGCAACGCGTCAGCGCCGCTCCCCGCCATGGTGACCACGTCATTGAGCTGGAATGATAGCTGGGTGAGCGCGAAACCATGCTTGCCAGCGCCCGCCGCAGCCGAATCCTGCGCGTTCGTGACTTGCCGCAGGCGCTCCTGCAAAACCTGCTGCTGACGCGCGTATTCCTCAGGCGCGGTCATTCCGGACCGATAGAGGCGGGTCGATTCCTCGATCTGTTCATTGAGGCGCTTCGACGCCGCATAGAGCGGGTCAGTCGCGAGGCGGAGACGTTCGGCCGCGACGGCATCAGCTTCCTGAGCGGCTGCCGAGCCCCGCACAGCGGCGGCCAAGTCCGCTTGCTCCTGCGCAAGCCGTCGCGCGGCAACAGCGGCACGCTCGTCTTCGGCGGCCGCCTGGGCGGCGAGAGCGGAGAAGGACGCGCCGCCATCGGCGGCGGCCATCCGGCCCGCGCCTGTGTTGCGTTCGATCGCCGCCTGAAGCCGGCCTCGCTCCAGCAGCTGGGCGTTAACGGCAGCTTCGGCCGCCGCCCGCTGTTCGGCCGCAGCCTGGGCTTCGCGAGCGTCCGCCATGGCACGGTCTTCGGCTGCCGCCTCTGCCTCCATCGCGGCTTTGCGCGCGGCCGCGTATTCCTTGCTGAACAGGTCGGATTCGGCCGCGCGTATACGGCGCGCGAGATCGGTCAGGCCTTGCTGCTCAGCGGCCAGGGCGGCGGCTTCGGCTTTCATGCCGCGCAGCTCAGACCGGGTCAGACCAAAGGCGGCGCCCTGACGCTCCAGCTGGCGGACCATGGATTCGCCGGCCTTCTCAACGCGCGCCATCTCGCGGGCGGCCGTCTGAAGCTCGCGCGTAGCGGCATTGCCAAACGAGGTGATGCCGGCAACGGCAGCCTTTACATCGACCATCCCGCCCGTCGCCCGCTCTATACGTGCAGCGTCAGCAACGACCTTGGCTTCGGCCGTGTCCATCGCGCTCTGGAGTTGGACGAGGCTTTCGAACGAGCCTCCGGTGTCGATGGCAAAGCCGACCTCCAGCGTCGGAACGGCGCTGTCCATCGTGGCACCTCGCTACAACGTGTTAAGTGGGCGGCCTTGCTTTGGCCGTGGTGGCGCGACATCTTCCGCATCCGCTTCGAGGGGGATTCGGTCGATGAAATACTTGATTTTGCTGACAAGCTTGGCCGTGAGCACGCCGTCTGCGGCAGCCCCGACCTATCTTCAGTGCTCGTTTCCCGAAAGCACTGCCAAGGTCGACATCACGGCAGATGAGCCGAATTCCTCGGTCACAATCTCGCTACCTTCGACAGGATATATCGAGAAAGTGGCAGCCTCGTTCACTCCCGAAGAAGTTCGGTTTGAAACGAGGCTGCTGAGTTACGTCGTCAGCCGGACCGACCTTACTGTGAAGCGCAACGTGCCATCGCTCAGACGGTCGGAGACCGGGAAGTGCGAGTTGGTGGCTGCGCCGAAGCGAGCCTTCTAGCCCAGCACCATGCGCAGCCGCGCCAGCTCGCTGTCCCGCTCCTGCTCAGTGACCGGAGCCCGCCAGGGCGGCGGACAAGTCTCGCTTTCGGCCTTGCGGCTCATGGCGAGATAATCGGCTGACAGCCGGCGGATCAGGCGCGCTTCCCACGGCAACAGATCAACACGAGTGCGCTCGCACCATGCGTTGATCTCCCGCCAGCTCACCGGCACGGCCCCCATTCCGGCCGCTTCGGTCAACCCGATCTCGATCAGGCGGTCGATGATGTGCGGTGCCGGATTGGGCGGCATGGGCGGGTTTTTGACGCCCGCCGTCTTCAGCTGGTCGATCCGCGAGCGAAGCTTGGCCTTGTCTGCCGTCTTCGCCCGCTTCGATCCCTCAGGCGGCTTTGGCGTGGCCTGAAGCCAGGCCAGATGCCGGACGTACAGACTCAGCTCGTCGCCGAGCCGGCCGAGAAGTTTCCCCAGTCTGCCACGAACTTCTGCACCTGGGCGGGGATGAAGCCCAGCTTCGGATCAGAATAGACGGCTTCGAACAGGTCCGGCCCCTGCTTGTCTTCGTAAGTCAGGTTTTCGAAGCGGACCGTCATGGCGGCGAGGTCCTGCGCGGTCTCGGCTTTACGCTGGGCCGGCGCCACCGTGGCGATCTTGCCGTCATTGTCCTGCATGCGCTTGATGACGCGGTTGGTCTGCCGCCCCTCGATTTCGGCGAACGCTGCCGAACCGGGACCGTAGATGACGATCTGCACGGGCTTGCCCTCGTGGAACAGATGGTTGCCTGCGGCATCCTTCAGGTGAAGCGTGGCCGTGTCGGCAACGCGAAGCTTGGTTGCGTCCATGATATTTCCTCTCGCGGAATTGTGCACCGGCCCGCCCAGCCCGCGAGAGCGCTGGACGGACCGATGCCTGTGTACCGGCTAAGGTGCCGGAAAAGGGTGGGTCAGGCGGCGGCGACCTTCACGACCTTCGTGCAGATTTCGATGGTCGGGTTGGCCATGACGATCGAGTCCGCGTTGCCGACGTTCTCCGGCGCGCCGAACACGCGGCCTTGGAAGTAGCGCTTCTCGCCAGTCGGATAGGTGGCCATGAAGCTGTAGAGCTTCGACGTTTCGTCGTCGGCGGCCGTGCGCAGCAGGGTCTGGCCCGCATCGTCGTCATCATGTGCCATCGAAGGCTGGAGCGAGCCGTAATCGGCCGATCCCTTGTGCTTGTCCTTCGGCCCCTTGAGCGGCTGAAACTCGACCTTGTTGAAGCTCGCGCCGATCGTGCCGATCTGCTCGATGCCACCAATTTCGGTCAGCGTCAGCGCGCCGTAGCCGGCGGCATCTTCGGTGGCCGGCGCATTCGCCGAAATGGCGAGCGCCGAGCCCGCCGCAGTCGTGGAACCCATGTCATTTACTCCTTGTGGGCGAGCCGGCACTGCCGGCGAGGATCAACCGCGGAACGCGGCTGAACTAGTCAGGCCTTGGCGCCGCTGGCGGTGTCCGCCGCCGCTTCCGCCTTTGGGGCTACGAGGCCGGCAGCCTTGTAGTTGGCGAGTTCGCCTTCGCTGGCATCGACGGGCTTGCCGGCCTCAAAGGTCCGTTCCTTCCCCGCATCCTTGAAGTTGCGGGTGGCGTAGAGCGTCGTTTCCTTCGGCTTGTTCATGTCACTTCTCCTTTGGTCACGCGGGGTCATCGAAGCCGACGCGGAAATCTTGCGTCTGCTCGAAGGTGTTGCCGGGGCCGATCAGGTCGGGGCCAGTGCCGGCGGAATTGATGGCAATGTTGGTGGCGGTGCCCAGCGAGCCGGTGAAACCCGCGCAGATCGGCAGCACCATCTTCATGATGGCGACCTGTTCGCGATAGGTCGCCGCGCGCACCGCGACGGCCACGCGTTCGACATAGCGCACCATCGTGCCGCGCTTCAGGCGCTGCCGCTCGACACGGCTGACGGTGCGCAGCAGCAGCGCTGGCAGCGGTGCATTTTCCGGCAGCGCGCCAGCCTTGATGTTCGCCAGCGGCACCTTCGCGACCAGCGGCGCATTGGCGCGCAGCAGCTCGCCGACGATATCAACCCCGGTCATTCGTCATCGCCCTCGGGCTGGCCCGTGATCCCAGCCGGGGTGACGCGGGCATTGATGTAGGACTGCGCGGCGCTGATCGCCTCGCCCTCTTTCCGGTCGAGCGCAGGACGAAAGACCGGATGCGGACGCGCGCCAGGGTGGAACACCGTTTTCCCGACGAACTGCCCGCCGATCACCAGCGAATGGCTGCTGCCCGGTTCCTTGGCGAGGCGGTTGATCCGCGCGACGCTGCGACCGCCACGCTGGCTGTCATCGACGCTGATGAAGTGCGGCGCGGTGCCATATTCCTCCCACGGCGCCAGCCACGCGCCTTCTCCCTTGGCCTGCACCTTGGCGATCACGCGACCGTCTTCGCGCTTGGTGGCGACCTTGACCGCGCCTCGGACTTCGTCCGATTGCGTCGTCTCGCGCACTTCGTCGGCAACGACGTTCGCGGCGGCTCGCGCCGCCCCGCGCAACAGCTTCGCTTCGATCTGGCCGGGCAGCGAGCCGATGAACGAACGGACCTCCGCCCGCCCCTTCACCGTCGGCATCAGGCGCTACCGCCATGCGGCAGATATTCGGCCGCGACGAACTCCAGCCCGCCATCGCGGCCCAGCACGGCGGGTCCGCTGACGATATACAGCTCGCGTCCGCGATCGACGAAGCGCATGTCCGGCGTGATGTCCGTGCGATACCGCATCCGCACGCGCGCGGGCCGCGTCATGGTGCTGCCGAGCGCGATGGTTTCGCCCCGGCTGGGCAGCACGTCCTGCACCTGGGCGCTGACTTGCGCGACCAGCTGCCAGGTGCCCGATCCGGCACCATCCAGCGTGTCGTCCGCGATCGGGCGCTCGATGCGGATCAGCCGGTCGAGCGTTCCAGCCGCGAGCTTCACAGCGAGTAAACCCGGAACGGCTGAAGCATGCGGTCCACGCCCAGGCTGAGCGGCACTTCCGAAATCGTGCCCGGCGTCCAGCTTTCACGCTGGCCCCACAATTCGGTCACCATCATGAGCGCGACGGTGCGCAGCGTCGGCGGCACTTCGTCAGGCTCATAGCCTGCCTGGAACGTCACCTGCACCGCATCGGGCAGGCAGGCCGCTACAGGCCACAGGACGGGCAGCCGTGTAACACGGGCGGGCCGTGAGCCCCCGATAACGCGCAGGCCGTCCAGATCGAGAACGGTCAGCCCGCTGGCGCCGTCATAAAAGCTGACGCCCGTGATCTCGCGCACAGGCCATGCGCGCAGGCGGATCGCGCCGAAGCTGGCGAAAGCTTCGATCACTTCCCGCACGCCGAACAGATGGCCGGTCTCGCGCTCGATCTGGAACACAGCCGCGTGGATCAGCGACGTGATGAACTCGTCTTCATCGTCGCGCTCGATCCGCGCCGCCTTCTTCACGAAGTCGAGCGGCAGGATTTCGTCGATGGCCTCATAGTTCAGGTCCATCACGCGGCATCCTCATAGCGGAAGGTGACGAACGGGCCGTCTTCGGCAACGAAGGTCAGCCGCACCGGCCGGCCCGCCAGCTCGCCCTCCTTGCAGAACCGCGCGCCGCGCGGCCGCACCGTCACGTTCGGGATGAAGGCGAGCAGCCCTTCGGATTCCCCCGCGTCGCCATCGAACAGGCGTGGCACGGTCAGCCGAACGCGACGGCCGTTGTCGATCACGCTCATTGCTGCCTCACGTTGACGACGGCCGTCCGCTCATATTGCTTGTAGGGGTCGGCATCGGTGCGGATCAGCTGCGCGATGCCGACCTGGACGCCGGAGCCGGCGAAGGCCGCGTTGCTCTGGAACGCCGCATCGCAGCGAAGCCAGATCTGCGTCCTCTTGCCGTCGGTCGAAATGATCGGCTCGCGGCCCGGATCGGAGTCGACGCGGATACCGAGACTGACGCCCTGAGCCGACATCGTGATCTTGTCGATTTGCTCGATCGTTTCGCCTTCCGCCAGCAACGCTGACCAGTCGATCGCGAAGGGCACGCGGTCCGACGGATCATAGGGCGCCGTCCACACCGAAGCGTTCAGCGGCAACGCCAGCGACGCGCTGCTGCCGGCAGGGACGGGCTGCACCGCCAGCACACGCTGCGCGCTCGCGATGATGTCGCCCTTGGCCGTGATCGGCCTGTCAGTGACCGCGCCGGCACCGCCACCGCCCACGTTCCCGATCGTGCCGCCCCCGCCGCCGGCAGCTGGAGGCGCGCCGCCGGTCCCGCTCTCGCCGACTTGGCCCAGCGTGCCGCCGCCGCCGCCTTGGACCGGAACCTTGCCCGCGCCGGTCTCGCCGACGTTGCCGATCGTGCCGCCCCCCGCTCCTGCGACAGGAGCATTGTCGGTGCGTTCATAGGGGCCCGCTGCACCCGTGCCGTCATTCCTGCGCAGCACGGCATTTAGGTCATAGGTGAGCGCCGCCATGCCCGCCGGGACGCGATCATAGGCGGGGTTCGAAGAGCCAGCGAGGGTGTAATCGCCGAGACCCGCGCCACCTTCGCTCGACTGCGGGTTCGTGTATGTGACCGCCTGATGAAAGACGTTCGACGGGTTCCACTGCTCGCCGAGCCAGCTACCCCCGTTTTCATCAGGCGCGATGTCGCCGGTCTGGTTGCTCGAATAGACGACGTTGCCTTCGTCGCCGACGTGATAGCGGATTGACCAATTACCGGTCCGCCCCGTGTTCGCGGCGCTGCCGCCTTGGCTGCCGCTCGCGAAGGTGTCGGACTTGGTGTTGAGCTGGCCGAAGATGTTATAGCGCAGATGAATGCGCTTGATGACGCCAGCGGCGGTCCCACCGGTTCCGGTATTCTGATCATCGACATAGCCGATATTGACGCGGCCCGTGCGCCCCGTGTCGGGGAACACATTGTACATCATGACGCCACCATCCAGTCCCTGGATGATATTGTCGGCGCTGATGCTCAGCAGCGCGCCAGCGTTGGTCGGACGCGCGGCTTCCCACACGTTCTGCACGATCGCGAAGGAAGTCAGCGGCTGGTTGCCAAGCTCCTTCAGGACATTGTCGACGATCTTCTGGAAGCGGTTGTTGGCGATGATAAACTTGTCGACGCCCATCGTTATGGACGTTTGCCGGAAGCGGCCGCCGATGACCGCGTTGCCACGGGCGACGATGCAGTTCGTCGCGATCTGATCGACGATCGCGCCCAGGATCAGGCTGAAGCGCGTCTGATCGGTGCCGTTGAACCCCGCCCAGAAGTCGCCGCGCGGATTGATGACGGTCAGGTTGCGCGCGACCACGAGCGGCGTGCGATAGGCGGTCGGGGTCGCGGGCGAGCCCGTCTGATCGATAGTCATATCCTCGAAGCCGAGGATGCGCCCAGCGCTGTTTGCGCCGTCGATTCCGTTCAGCGCGGTGTGCGCCAAGTTATGCGAAATGCGGGTGAGGCTGCCGATGCTCTGGGTGGTGCTGAGCGTGACTGTGGTCGCGCCGACCGCGTTCGGGTCGCGGCGGATGTCAAACCAGCATTTGCCCGCAGTGCGGCTGTGATTAAGCGCGACGAAGTTCGTGGGCCCGCCCGCGCCGTCATCGGTGAGATAGGCCGTGTGGCCGCCAACGTCGGCATGCCCCTTGTTCACGCCGCTCCACGTTTCGATCGCCTGCGCAGCGGCGGAAACGGCAGCATAGCACTGCGCGTCGGTGAGACCGGTCTGAGGGGCCGTGAACACGCCCGCCGTGCTGGTGCCCGCCAGCGTCCCGGTCGGTCGAACATAGGCGATAGCTCCGCCATAAGCTCCGGTGCGGTCGCATACGAAGCGGAGCGGCGTCTGAAGGTCGGCCTGCGACCAGTTGCCGGTGACCGCGACACCGTCCGTGAGCAGGTTGAGCACCGCCGAGGCATCGCCGAGCCAAGGATATACCTTCGCATTGACGCGGCAGAGATCACCGTTTGTCAGCGCTGCCTGTGCCAGATTGGCGGCGAAGCACTCGGGGACTTGACCCTGCTTGCACAGCGTCGACAGCGTGGGCGCGGAGACCGTGACTTCGGGTGTCAGGTTCGGCGTCGCTTGGGCATCCTGAGCCTGATACTTGATGCAGGCGACCTGACGGCCATTGCGAGCCCAGCGATGATAGGCGACCGCTTCGACGTAGAGGTTGGCAGCCGTTGCACGATCATGCTGGGCATTCAGCCACGCGAAGGTCGGTTTCGGGTAGACGCGTTGCGAGCTGTTTGTGACGTTGTCGATCGACCCGGCCGCCGCCGCTCCATAATAGCCCAGCACGGCCGAAGCGGTTACGACCGAGTTCTGATAGATCACGTCGGACAGCGAGAAATAGACCGTGCGGGTGGTGCCAACACCGCCGGGAGCGCTGTTCAATCGCTGGAGCTGATTGGCCCACTGCCTGCGCAGGACTTTCCTGCCGGTAACGGTCCGAACCGGACCGCCAAGGCCCGGCGCCAAGAGGTTGCCGGCCGCATCGTGGCCATAGTCCTGGACTTGCAGGATAATGTTGGCCGGCTCGAATGTGGATGCACCATCGTCCGCAAACGTCGCCCGCGCCGCCCAGCCATTGGTATCGGCTGCATCTGCCCCGTCGGCTGCTGCGGCCTGAAGGCCGTTGGCCGCAAGGATAACCAGAGCGCTGATGATCGACGGCATGGGCGGCGAACCTGCTGGGCTGGAAGCGAGAGTGGATCAGGCGTTCGGCGCAACCAGCGTGAAGCTGGTGATGCTGACGGACTGGCCCAGGTTGAGCGTGACGGCGTCCAGCGTGATGTCGCCGCCGCCGCCCGTCAGCGTGACGCTGCCCCGGATCTCGGGCGTGCCGTCGCTCTTGCACAGCTCGTAATGGCCGATCGTGCCGGCCGCATCGGCGGACAAGTCCTGCCACGTGCCGAGCATCGACTTGGAGCCGCCAGAGGCAGCGGCCATCCAGTCGGCGGGCAGATTCATGGTCGCGATGACCGTGCCCGTGGACGCCACATTGCCATCTGCCGGCGAAGGGCCAGCGCGAAGCTTCAGGATCGGCGACACGCCAACCGCCGCCTCGATGGCGTCGAGGAGCGCATTCCGAACCGCATCGGAAAAGTGCATCATGGTGCAGGACTCTCAAAAGTGAGGGCGGCTGATCTGCCGCCCTCAGGTCGGGGAAATCAGGCGTCCGCCTTGTTCTCAGGCGCTTTCTCGCCTTTGTTGGCCGCCGCCTTCTCGGCCTTTGCGGCAGCCGGCGCTTTTTCGCTCAGCACGCCGAGATCGAGCAGGTGCTTGACCTCGTTTTCGTCGGCTTCGCGCTTGTCGCCCGGTTTGTAGTGGCTGGTGCCGGCAAGGTGCGGCTCCAGAACATGGAACGTCTTCATCTCGGTTCTCCGAATGGTGGCGGGGTTGCGACGGGCAAGATGAACCTGCCCGTCATTGCCGTTACGCGTTGGCGAACGGACCCTTGATCAGCGCCGCAGGGCGCTTCACCGCGAGGCCGAGACGCTCTTCACACCGCATGGTGAGAAGGTTCTTCTCGAAATCATCGGCGTTTTCGCTGGAGATCAGCACCTCGGGCTTGAGGCGATCATACAGGGTGGCCGCGACCTTGAAGGCGCCGACAAGGAAGTTGCCCTGCGACATGGAGACCGTCGAGTGCACCCGCTTGCCCCACAGCAGCGGCCCTGCAACTCCCGTCGGGTTGGCGAAGATATACCGGCCGTTGGCATCCTTCGTCAGCTCGATATCGGTCCAATCGGTCTCGTGCAGAACGATCGCGTCCGCCGGATACAGACCAAGCGATGCTTGCAGCAGTGCGAGGCGCAGCTTGTCGATCTTGTTCGGGGCGGCAATGTCGATCCCTGCCGGGGCGACGTAGGCGGTGGCCTGCGGATAGAGACCTAGCAGGTTCTCGCCCGTGCCATCGCCCAGCAGGATCTGGCCGTCTTCGGCCAATGCGAGGCCATAGCGCATTTCGGAGTCGACTTCGGCTTGCAGACGCGGCGCGTCATCGAGTGCTTGGCGGGTCAGCTTCGCGAGGTGCGCGATCGTCCGCACCGGGGCGGTCGCGCGAGTCCAGCCATAGTTGCTGTATGGCTTCGCGGTGCCTTCCGCAGCGGGCGCCGCAGCGTTCGTGCGGGTCACCTGCTTGGGATAGTCGACCGAGCCCGTATCGATCGGCATCACGGTCAGCAGATCGCGCATGATGATATCGGGCCGCTTCGGGAGAGCGACCACTTCATTCTCGCGCTGAGAAACGATGAAGCCGCCGGCCGAGTTGTTGGCGGTCGTGATCGCCTTCAGCTCGATACGGGCGGACGGTGCTTCCTTGCGGGCAAGCAGCTTGATCGCGTCGCTCTCGCTGACCTGCACGCCGAAGCTCTTCACTTCGTCGCCCAGGCCGGCGCCGCCGGGGCGCGTCATCTTCTGCTCCATATCGTCGACGCGAGCCTTCAGCTCATCGAGAACGTTGAACTTGAGCAGCGCGGCGTCGGCGGCCTTTTTCGTTTCGTCCGTCAGCCCGCCCAGGCGCTTGACCTCAGTTTCGGCGCCGTCGGCGATCTTCTTCACCGCGTCCAAGGCGTCGTTAACCTGCTTGGCAAGCTGTTCGGGCGTGAGCGTCGCGCCGCCCTGCGGATGGCCGGTGCCGTCGCGCATATAACGGCCTTTGGACCGTTCGGTCGCGGTCATGCCGCCGAGCGCGGACATGCCAATGAGCGCCGCAGTGGCGGCGTTGATCTTGATCGTCATGGTGACTTCCCTTGGTGGAGTGGATCAGGCCCGGAATGCGCTTAGAAAGCGGCTCCAGGTATCGTCCGCCTTCGCCTCGGGCTCCCCCCGAAGATGCGGCGTTGCCTTGGCCGCGATTGCCGCAGCCACGGACTTGGAGAAGCCGCCTGCATCCCGCAGGAACTCCTCGAACTCACGCACGGTCGGCAGCAGGCCGGCGGCGATCATGTGCTTGACGTCGGTCACCCGCGCGCGGTCGTTCGCGGCGAAAGTTACGACGCTGACTTCTTTCAGCTGAAGCTTTTTCAGGGACAGGATGCCCTGCTTGTCAGGATGCGGGGCCGCCTCAACCACGCGGTAGCCGATCGAGAGACCGTCCAGCGCGCTTTCCTTGAGCAGCGCATATGCGGCGGCCGCCTGCGGAACCGTGTCCTTCAGAAGACGGCCTTTGACGTAGAGGCCTTTGCTGTCTTCCGCGAGATCGGTCCAGACGCCGATGGGCTGGCTGGGATCGTGCTGCCACAGCATCTTGACGCTGTTGCCCTTGCGCCGGCTGTCCACGAGGGAAGCGGAGAAGGCGCCGGGCTCGACGACTTCGCCATAGCTGTCGACATTGCCGAATATGGAGCCATAGCCTTCAAAGGTGCCGTCCTCATTGATGGCCTTCGCTTCGAGGGCGATGCCGCTATTCTTCGTGAGAAGTGACGTCATTTCGCGAAGTCTCCAGCTTGGCCAAGGCGGCTGTGATGTCGCCTCCGAACAACAGGTTGAGCATTGCCGAGCGCAGCTGGTCGGCGGGTTGCGTGGGCGCTTTGCCCAGCTGATCAAGCGTGATCAGGTTGGACTGAACGGTCAGCATATCGGCGCCCGGACTGGCGTCAGGTGGCAGGTTTTCCTTCGCCCGCATCTCGTTTCGTTTCATGACGCCATTCTGGCCCATGGACGAATAAAGCGCGGCACGCGCTGTGCTGTCGGCCCGCAACAGGCTCTCGACGTTGTGCTGCACGTAGAAGCGTCCCTGCTCGGCCGGCAGCAGCAATTGCTTTTCGATCGCCTGCTCGATGCGTTCCAGCTCTGTGCCGAGACCCAGCGTCAGCCACGCCAGCACGATTTGCTCAATGCCAGAGCCCCACATCGTCTGACCTTGCGAGGCATGGCCAATCAGGATCGGGAACACACCAAACCAACGGCAGATTTCCTCGACCGAAAAGCGCCTGGTTTCGAGCAGCTGGGCGTCTTCCGGGCTCATCTTCAGCGGCGCGAATTTCATGCCGGAGTCCAACGGCATGACCTTGCCAGCTCGCGAGGAGCCGGAGAAGCGCTCGAACATCTCGACCAGCTGCTTGCGCTGATCGGCATCAAGCCGCGTGCCGGTCGCCATTTCGACGAAGCCGGCCACCTGAAGGCCGGACGAAAACGTGGTGCCGGCTACTTCCTCTGCTGCCAGTGCCGTGGCGATCGTTTGCCGGCCAAACTGGATCGGCGACAAGCCAAGGTCACCGCCCGCGCCAAACCCGCGCAGGTGGAACACTTCGCTCGCTGGCAGTTCTTCGCTGCCGTTTAGCCGATACCGGCGCTCGCCATTTGACGCGCGGAATACCGAGACAACATCGGGTGACATCGGCCAGAGCGCTACCACCTGACCATCCCCGCGCCGTCCGATGCGGGCGTAGGCGTTGCCCCTCAGGTTTAGGGCGGTGACTTGCCCTTCCCAGAACTCCATGGGCGTCTGATCCGGGTTCGGGCTGATCGCCAGCACCCGATGCAGGCTGTGTTCTTCGGCCAGCTCGCGCTGCAAGGTCGACGTGCGCCTGTAGAGGCGGCGACCGCAAGAGGCGATCGTGCGCGCATTTAGGCGCACCGAAGCCCAGGCGGTTGACAGCGACATCGCCGTTTCGGCGGTGACGCGCTTCTGCGCGTAGGTGCCGCCGCTGCCGAACGCGATATTGTGCTGGATGTCCTGTGAGGTGCCGTCGAGCTTTGCGGGACCACCAAGCCCAATCGACTGCATCCAGCCTGTGATGACGGTGTAAACGCTCATGCGTACATCGCCCCTGCGGCTAGAAAGCCGGCGATATCCACCGCACCGCTCACCGGATTCCGGCTCATCAGCTGAACCGCATTGAAGGCGGCGATCAGCGGGTCGATCTTGGCCGAACCGGCCTGCGACTTCGTGATCATCACCGCATTGCCTTTCAGTTCAGCTTTGGCGTTCGATACGCACCACGTAAGAAGCCCTTGGCCGCCATGGCGGAGCGTCTTGCTCTTGAGCCGCCGCTCCATTCCTTTGATCGCTGGCATCAGCCGGAAGCCCTGCGTCACGGCTTTCATCTGCCGATCTTCGATTTCGGCATCCGCCAGGGCGTCGATGATTGGCGTGATTCCGGCTGGATCGCAGCCGATCGCGTCCGCCTCCGGCAGCAACCCAGCGTCGCGCAACTGCACGACGACGTTCACTACGCCGGCGATATCGTCCGGCACGTCAATGCCGCCGGCATCGTCATCTTCTGCGAGATCGCAGAAGGTCAGCTCGCCCGCCTTCTCGAAGCCGAGCAGGAGCGACGCGATGTCCTTTCGCAGATCTAGCACATCCCGCTGCGCCCAGGCGTGCGCCCACAGCAGCCAGCGCTTTGTCTCACGATCGCGGCCGATCACCGCCAGGCCGAGCAAATCGTCCAGGCCGCCGCCGTCGATCCCGACCACCGCGACTTCGCTGCGTTCGATCAGGCTTTCCAGCGTCAGGCCGGTTTCCAGCGCGCCTTCCCAATGGTCGGCGCCTCGCCAGCGGTCCCGTCTCAGCCGGAGACCGATTTCAACATTCAAGTGCTTCGCTAGAAAGAGTTGCAGGCCTTCGCCTTCGCCGGCCTGTTCTTTGACAAGCTCCCGCTCCAGCCATTCTTGATCGAACGCGCGGCCGAGAGCGGGGTTAGTGACGTAGAAGTTGGCAGGGTCGAGATACGCCTCTGACTCGATCAGCGCTTCCGGCCATTCATAGAGCAGGGGCAGGAATGACGGATCGGCGATCTCGCCATCTCGCACGCCCCTCGCGTAATTGAGCTTCTCTTTGAACACGCCAGCGGGCGCTTCGTCGCTGTGTGTTGTCAGGTAGATCACGAAGCCTTCGCGCCTCGTGATCAGTCCGCCGGTGGCCTCGCGGAGCATCGCCGCCGATTTAGCCTGCTTCCCGAACAGCCACAGCTCATCCACAAGGATGAAGCCGGCCTTTGCTCCGCCAACCACGTCGGTATCGGCCGCCAACACCTTCAGCTCGGCCTGGGTGACGCGATGCTTGATCTTGCGCTCGTGGTCGACGACGTGCAGCAGCTCGGTCAGCTCCGGGTCGGCGCGCACCATGCCGGCGGCTGGGCCGAAGCTATTGTTAGCAATGGTGATGGTCGGCGCGAGGATCGAGAGCAGCGCATAATACCGCCAGTTGCGGATCAGCGCCGTCACCATGATCCCGGCCGCCAAGGTCGACTTGCCGTTCTTCTTGCTGATCAGCAGCAGGAACTCTGTGATCAGTCGGGTTGCGACCTTGTGGTTGTAAGCGCCGAAGATGGTCGCAACGAAATCAAACACCCATTGGTCACACGCTTCACCGAACGTCGGCTGCCCAGGCAGATCGACGATCTTCAACGATTTGAAGACCGCCAGCGCCGCATCGGCCTCTGCCTGAAAGAGCGGCGCGAAAGGTATGAGCGACTCGCGGGCGACGATCCGCCGTTCCCAATCCGGGCAGGCCGTCGTCCAGTCCATGTCAGTGCACCAACTGCGGTTGCTCCGGTGGCGCGAACTTGCCGGCGATCCGGCCAGCCGCTTCCTTCTGCTGTTCCTTCTTGCCCTTCGGCGCCTGCTTCGGCTCGCTCGGGGCGCGATTGGCAACGCGATCGGACAGCTGGGCCAGCGCGCCCTTGTCCATCTGCTTGAACAGTTCCTTGATCGCGGCGACGTTGCCCTTCTGCCCCTCCGTGTGGAGCTGCTGGAGCTGGGCTGCCTTCAGCCGCAGCCGGGCAACCCGCCACTGCTCCAGCTCGGAAAAATAATGCTTCCGCAGCGTCGGCATCGTGATCCCCAGGACCGCCGCGGCGTCTTTCGGAACGCCACCCGTCGCGAAGATCAGGTTGATTTTATTGGAGTTTTCGACCGTCCAGACGTGCTCCGGGCGACCCGCCTTGTCGCGCGTGCGCGGCACCGGCTGCCCGAAAAGGTCCAACCCGTCGAAATTCTCCCGCGCCAAAGAAAAAATCCCCGAATGAGGCGGGGGCGGTATGGAGGCCGGCACCCCTGCTGACTTTTGACCCGCCCCCCACTCAGACGCCTTCGGCGGCTTCCTCGCGCTGCTTCCAGCGGGAGTGGCACGAGGCGCACAGTGTCCAGAGGTTGGCTTCGTCCCAGAACAGCGCCGGGTCGCCCAGGTGACGCTGCCGATGATCGGCGACCAGCTTGGACGTGTCCGGCTCGATACGACCGCACCCCGGCCACTGGCACGTGAACATGTCGCGGGTGAGCACCGCCATCCGCAGCGCCTTCCAGCGCGCCGTTGAATACCAGCGCCGCCATGGCTGACGATTGCGGTTGCGATCGACTTCGACCCGGCCTTGCGCCTGATCGACCCGAGGCCGCAGCGTCTGGATGCGCGGCGCCAGCTTGCTCAGCCTTGCCACGCTCATCACCCTGAAAGCAGATCGGGCGGCAAGGCCGAAGCCCGCCGCCCGATCAGTGAAAGAGAGGATGCCTGAAAGGCCGGATCGGAGAGGCGCGGGGCTCACCACACACCCCTCCGACCACACCGGTTTACTACCCCCAAAACGGGCCCGATGTGGACACACGATATTTCATTCGCCGCAACTTTCCGGGGTTGACGCGATTACCCGCGCATTTCCGCCATTTATGCGATTGCAGATGCTTTGGATGGCCCGGCAGTAGCGCTTCCGCAGCCCGTGTGCACCGAAGGGCACGCCCATCGGCTTGCGCAGCCGCATCCAGGGCACCTGAGAGAAGCCGCTGGCCAGCGCCGTCACGGCCAGCACGACAAGCCGACGATCGCGCTCCGGCACGAACAGCAGCCATGCGCTCGCTTCGTCACGTGCTGCGACCTCACGCCGCCGGAGCGGCAGCGGACGCAGCGGCGCATCCTTGTCGACATCCGGCCCCCAGAGATCGCTGGCAGCCAGCTCCCACGGCCCGTCCGTCGCATAGGGCGAACGTCCGCCGCCTGGGCTGCGCCGCCACAAGTGCACAGCCTCAACCAGCCTCTCTTCGACCATGTCGAAGGTCCAGAACACTTCCTCTTTCTGATTTAGATCAATCATCATCTTCTACCCGTTACGGCGGGACGGCGGGTTTACGGATGAAGCCCCGTGCCTGCGCCTGCCCGCCTGAACCCGCCAACCTGCTCGAAACCCGCCGTTCCCGCCTGAACCCGCCGTTTCCTCAATCCTGACGGGCACTTAGCTAACGGCGGGTCACCTGATTTCGCCCGCCGTTCCACAGTCCAAACCCGCCGTTATTTCCTCTCCCAATCGTGCGGCCGATGCCCGGCCATTCTCACTCCAAATCCCAACCCGCCGTGACCCGCCGTGCCTCAGGGCGGCAGAAGGTCGCCGTCATCGTCAAATTCGCCCAAATCGCCGCGCGGCTGCGCCGCACCCCGACCACCACCCCTGTCATCGAAAGAGGCGGGCGGCGGCAACCCGGCGGGCGCGGGCGCAGCGGGATCGGCCAGCGGCGCGTTCTCCGGCTTCAGCCTGATCCCGCGACGGAACCGGTTGCCCTTCGAATCCTTGCGCTCCAGGTGCTGACGATCGCGCAGGGATCGGCCGAACGCGGTCTGCGTCGGCACCTTCTCGATGCCGGCGCGCTCGCACCACGCCTTGAAGTCGGCGTAGAGCGAACCCGATGGCGTCAGCGCATCCCGATCGGTCACGTCGCAGCGGTCGCCCAGCCATTCGCTGAACGGGCTGGCGGACTGCTTGTAGCTGGCGAGCGCCTCGGCGGCCCCGCTGGCGTCGGGCAGGCGCCGCCCGCCCTCGAACCATTTGAGCGCACCTCGGATCATCCAGTTCAGGATGCCGGAGCCTTCCGCGACCATGCGCGCGACAACGACTTCCATCGGCTCGGAAGCGACCGAGCCTTTGTCGAATTGGAATGACCAGGGCACGAGGCGACAGCGCCGCCAGAACCCATCATCGTCGCTCGGCACCGCAGGCAGCGGGTTCACCTCCACCACGAGCTTCCAGCGCGGGATGAACTCTATTTCCTTCTCGCGCATCGGCCGCGCTGTCACCCGCCCGCCGGTCACCTGCTTGAGCCGCGATGCATCCCACGTCGCCTGCCTGGGCGGCTCGTCCGCCGTCACAAGGCGGATATCGCCGGCCAGCCGGGCAAGGTCGCTCGAATGGTCGGAGCCGCTCTTCTGCGCGCCTTGCAGGAACGTCTTAATGTCCGCGTGCCGGTAATAGTCGCCCATCAGCTCGGCGATCGCCATGTTGGTGGCGCTTTTGCCGTCGCCGCCGCGCCCCTGATAGATGAACCATTTCTGCTCGGACGTGAGGCCGGTCAGGAAATAGCCGTGCAGCTGCTGGAGCAGCGCGCGCGCGTCGCGGTCCGGCTGCACGAGGCGCATCCGCTCTTTGAAATCGGGGCAATCGGCGACCGGATCGAACACGAACGCGCTGATCTGCATCAGGCGATCGGTCGGATCATGCGGGTCCAGCCGCACGTCCCACCCACCACCCTTATCCTGAAAGAAGCGCAGCGTGCCGTTCTGGCAGTTGAGCGCCAGCGGGTCGCGATCGAACGTCTCCAGCTCGGCCGCGATCAGCGTGCGCGCCTGAGCCAGCATGGCGTTGGTGCGGCTCGCATCGCCGCTGGCGACCGCATGCTTGCGCAGATCTATCACGCGCTGCTGCGCCAGCTCGATCGGCACCGCCCAGCCGAACGCCGCTTCCAGCGCCTTCGAATCCTGCGCGATCTCGTTGAGCGCCTGCGCCTCGCGATCGATATGCCGGGCGACATCGTGGGCCAGGCGCGCAGCCATCCGGCCGCCGTCGCGCGCCGTCCAGCGCTTGCCGTCATAGGCGACCCAGCCGAGCGGCTCGACCCACAGCAGCAGGCCCTTGGCGAGCCGCACGAGGCGTTCGGCATTGCCCAGGTCGTTTCGGTCCAGCCACGCCATGGCGAGCGGATCATCGACCGTCATCGGGATCAGCGCGCCGCTCATGGTTGCCGCGCCATGCGCGCCAGCTCCGCAAGGGCGATGGCGTCCTGTCGGGCCTTGGTCGCCTTGCTGAGCTTCTCCACGGCCTCATCCGGGCCGGCTACCATTTTCACTTCGAACGAACCGTCCGCGTTGCGCGTGGTCGAAAGGATGCCGGCAGCGGCAGCGCCAGAGCCGATGGCCGACTCGTACGTCTCCAGCAGCGCATCGGCCTCCAGCACCTTCTCCGGCTCCATCTTCCGGCGCTTGATAATCGCCATGATGGTCGGCACGTCGAAGCCGTCCTGCTTCGCGAGCTTCTTCACGTCGGATTTGGCTTTCGAGATTTCGGCCGCTTCATCGTTCAGCCCTTCCAGCTGGCGGATGATCGACTTGAGCTGCTCGGCCGTGTTGAACCCTTCGCCCTTGATCACGATTGGGCCTCGCGAGCCGCATCGTTGAAATCGAGGCCCATGCGGGGCCGCACCGCCATCACATGGCGGCTGCCGGCGGCGCGCCAGCTCTTGACGAACAGCTCCGCGCAGATCGCGGCGCGCTCCGCCCCGGTTATGGAGCGCCGTGTTACACGGCCACCGCGACGGTCGACGACGGGCAGGCCGCGCGGCTCGCCGGTCTGGCGGTCGACGGGACCGCGCAGCGGCTTCATGTCCGCGTCGACCAGCCCGACCACCCGCCCATCATGGCGGAACGCGAACGCCGGCAGGCGCTCCGGGTCGGGTTCGACCGCATAAAGCGGAAGCGCCCCGTTCTGCCACAGCCGCGCGCGCCCCTGCATATTGTCGAGGCTCAGCAGCGCGAGGCCGCAGGCAGCATCGCCCGCGCGGGCCAGGCCAAGGCCGGACAGCACGGTCTCGATACCCTCGCCATTGTAAAGGTCGCAGGCGCGCGAATAGGTGCCCAGCACCACCGCCCCGCCGGCCGAGCGGCCGCACATCTTGCGCGCAGGATACAGGCCGCCGTCGCGGGCGCGACGCCGCATCTTGTCGCGCAGGTCCGGCGCCAGATAGGTGACGTGCCAGCCGATCACCGGCCACGCCTCCGCGTCAGCCTCAACAGGCCGCCGTTCGACATCCAGCACCGGCCCCCGGATCAGCGCGACCATGGCCGGCGCGCGCGGCATATCGTCAGGCGATCGGTTCTGCGCCCAGGCGGCGATTGGCGCGTGCGGGTTGAACCGGATGTTGCCCAGTCGAGCATCGCTCAGCGCCGCATCCGGCACGCCGCGAGCGCGGAGATAGGTCCGCAGCGCGTCTGGATCGGCTGCGCCATTGTCCCATATGAAGGCGCCCAGCACCGCGGAATCGACGGGATCGCCGGCAGGGTCGCGGCGCCGCTCTTTGGGCCGCCGGTCGCGCGCGACGGGCGCTGCCGCCAGATCGTCAAGCCCGTGGGTCTGCTCCAGCCGCTCCAGCGACTCGCGGAACGTCAGGCCATAATGATCCTGCACGAACTGGATGGCGTCGCCCGACCACCCGCACCCCCAGCAGCGCGCACGGCCGCTATCGTCATCGATCGCGAAACTGTCGGACTTTGACCCGTGGAACGGGCACTGCCCGCGCTGCTTGGGCGCGCGGCCGCGCAGCTTGACCGCGCGGCCGATCACGTCGGCGATAGACAGCCGATCGCGCAATCGAGCGATGCGCGCATGGAAAGCGTCACTCACGTGGAAATCCCCCGACTTATGTTCTTGGCTACCGCGTCCCGCCGCCGGCTAGGGCGGCATTTCCCCCAACTGCCGCGCCGCCAGGGCGGCGGGTGAATGCTCGTTCAGCCAGGCCACGGCCTCGCGCGCGCTGTCGGCGACGCTCAGCGGGTTGCGGCTCGCCTTGGCGGCGCAGATCGCGCGCGTCATGTCATGCGGCAGCCGCTGCCAGCACGGATCGCAGACCCGCTGCCAGCGCTCCAGCCGCCGCCCGCAGCCCGCAGCCCGCAACGGGGCATGTGTGCTGACGCCGCTTCATTCCGCAACACCGGAGGCGCTTAGACTTGTTCCGCTGCGACCTCTGTTTGATACTGTCCATTGGTGTCTCCTCTGGTGAGAGTGAGACACCCAAATAGAGCCACGTTGAATCGCGACGGGCATGGGCTTTTTAGGGGTAGAGGAACGCGCAGAATGGCTTTCGGAAATCACGATTACACGACGATCTATCGAGACGCGGCGACTGCTTACGCGACCCACACCGTGGCCGCCTTGGCGGGGAGCCTGCGCCGTGCCGGTTTGCTCGACGATAAGGCGCTGGTGAGCTGCGAAGAACTGCTTAAGCAACTGGAACGGGTGGCTCACGAAAACCCGCGCGGCGACGCAGTTCACGATGCGGCTGTCGTTCGGGCTCTCTATGCCGATCCAGAGGAGCGCTAGGTCATGCCCCTCCACTTCACCGATCAGGCGATTGAAAGCTCCGGAGACGTGCGCTTCGCCGCTTACGATGAGGACAAGCGCGTCGTGTGCGTCGTTAGCCAAGAGGCACTTCAAGACTATTGCGACGCGGCGACGCTGGGGTCGATGGGCGCTTACGAGGCTTATTCGGGCGACATACAAGCGATAGCCTCGGCTCGCTACGAAGGCGGTTTGATCGAGCCGGACGGCACGGTGATCGTCCGATCGGCAGACTGGGAAAGCTGAGCGGCTCACAGCAGCGCCTCCGCCGCGCTGGCGCCGGCAATCTCGTATTTCGGATAGTCGCCCGCCCGCTCCAGCCGCACGCGGCTCGGTTCGATCCAGCGGAACTGAGTCCCCGCGCCGCGATGCTTGTGCAGCCAGACCAGCCAGACATAGGCGGTGGCGCTGGTCGCCTTCGTGCCGGCCCTCTCGGCGAATGGATCGAGCGCGCCTGACTGGATCAACCGGCCTTCGAGCATCACGACGCGTTCGCAGAACTGAAGCACATGGCTGGGCGGACTGCGCGACCACAAATCCTGATAGCGCGCGCCACCTTCCAGGAAGGCGCTGCGCACCAGCATCGCGACGCCATGCCGCGCCACCTTCAGCCCGGTTTCAATGAACGCCTGGGCGAGCCGGAACGGCGGGTTCGTGGCGACGATATCAACCTGTGGCTCTTCCCGTCCGAACAGCAGGAAATCGAGCAGCTCGTGCCCCTCGCAATAGCGGTGCACGTCGCTGGCGCGGACATGACCAAAGGCTTCGGCCAGCGGCCGCGCCATGTGCAGCTCCCCGCAGGCCGGCTCCCACGCTGTCAGCGCCGACAGATCGCCCAGCTCGCCCGCGAGGAACTCGCACAGCGCCCGCGTCGCAAAGGGCGGCGTCGGGAAATAGTCGAGGCTGTCCGGCGCCACGCGGCGGCGCTGCATCACGGCCGTGGAGCGGTTCTGGCTCATAAGAGCGCCCCCTGCGCTGGCGCGACGGAGAGGAGGCTGTCGGGGACCTCGAACAGGCCCTGCGCGCCCTTAAACGGGATCGGCGCCGGCACGGGCGTGACATCCTCGAACAGCCAGCCGAACCTGTTTGGCCCATAATTCCCGAAAGCCCGTTCCGTGCCGCTGATGCGAGGCAGAAGAGCTTCTGTGCGCTCACAGCCTACAAGTCGCGCGGTCGCCACGATTGAGCCGAGCGGCGGCTCGCGCAGTGCTGGACAATCCCAGATATCGGCCATGGTGGCAGCGAACTCGCGCTCTTCGGCCGTCCAGCGCTTTGCAGCGTGAATGGCGATCAAACCCCGATGACGCACCGGCCAGTGCCGCGTCTCGATTTTCTTGAGGCCCAGCGGGATCGCAGAGGCCCAAGGCTGCCAAAGCGATATCGCGATCATGTGGACCTCACCGGGCCGCTCTCCGGCAGCTCACGCCAGTGCGTCGGCTTGACCTCGCAGCAGCTGTCGGAAATCCAGGCACCGCGGTCCTGCCCGAGCTGATGGGGCTCCCACCAAATCACGGCCATGTGGCAGCGATCGTCGGCGCTCATTTCAGGCTCAGGGATGAACCCAAGGATGAAGCGGCCCACGACGTGGTGACCGAGCTTGGTCGGCGTGCTGGTGCTCTTGGGTGCCGTCTCGATCGGCATCCATCCGTTCGCGTCCGCCATGTTCATGCGTGCAACCCCGCCGCGATATCGTCGGCGAACCCGCGCAGCCTGCGCTGGAGCATGCTGCCTTCCTGCGCCGTCAGGTGGCCTCGTTCGACCATGCGCGCGACGGCGTCGGCCTTGGCGCGGGCGTAATCGACGACAGCGGACCGTTCGATCGCCGCGCCCTCACGCCGCAGCTGCTCCGATTGAACGATGCTGGCCGGGACCGGGGGGCGCGCGCCCCGGCCAGCGTGCGCCGCCCCAGGGGGCTGGGAAGGCGGCGCAACAGGATTGGCGGGATTGGTCGCGGTCACCGGCATCCCCGCGTCTTGCGGCCGGTTTCCACGATCTCGATCACGCGGCTGAACACTTCGTCCTGCCCGCGCCGGATCAGCCCGACGCGCTCCAGCGTCGACAGCGCCGCCGCAACTGTCTCGCGGCTGCCAAGGCCCAGGCGCATGGCGAGGCCGCTGTTGCTGCCGTGCGGCTCGCCCGCGTCGGCAAGGTCGGACAAATGCTCGAGCAGCTGCCGCTGGGTGTCGTTCAGCGATGCGCGCAGCCGTGCGGGTGACGGCTTGGCGGCCAGCGGCTTGGACGTGCGCCGCGCGATATAATGGTACGGGAACAGCGCATGCGGCCGCCCCTGACAGAGCGTCACCTGCCCTGCGTCGTGGATCAGCCGCACCGTGGCCGCGATCGGCTCGCGTCGCGACAGCATGTTGGCGCGGGCATAGATGCAGGCCTGCCCCGGCTTGGCGCTTTGCAGCCATGCCAGGAACGCCCCCGGTGCCGCATAGGCGACCCCGGACGCAAGCGGGATCAGCATCTCCGGTTCAAGGCTGACTGCGTCCACCTGTGGCGGGCCCGCGAAAATGGGTTGCGAAGCCATCTTGTCCCCGCTCTCGCTCAAGCCCGCGCGGCGGGCAGCGCGCCCGCTTCGGCAAGCGCCGCTCCCAACGACGCATGCAGGCAGGCGCCCGCCGACAGCTCCATGGCCATGTCGATCGCGAGGCCGCCGGAGACGATGATGCGCTTTCGATCGAGCCGCGCCGTCCAGAGCGGGCCTGAGGCTGTCTGCCCGAGCACCGGCTCAGCCGGCGCCTCTGGTTCGGGCATCGGCTCAGGCGCAAGCCCGCCAGCTTGTTCGTTCGAAGTCACAATCCAGCTCGACCACACGACTTCGCCGCCGGTCATCCGCTCGATCGCGGCGGCCTGTTCGTCGCCGGGAAACGCGGTGCCGGCCAGTAGCCGCGTGATCACGCCGCCCATGCTGAGCGGGCTTCCAGGCGTCCGCGCTTCGCGCTCCGCCCGCACCACGTCATCCAGCAGCCACTTGGCAAGCCCCAGCGCGCCCAGGCTGACCAGCCCCGGTCCAGCGCCTTCCTCGCGGCGGCAATGCTCGATCAGATCAACCGGGACGATGGCCAGCTGGCGCAGCCAGCTCGGCACGTGGAAAGCGCCGTCAAAAAGCATCACTCATCCTCCAGCACGGCCAGGAGGGCAGCGCGCAGCTGCATCCTCACTTCCAAATCTTCGTCGAGTTCCTTGAGGCCGGCCTTGGCTTCGGCCTTCGAGATCGAACCGTCATCGAGCGCGCCGCAGACGTGCGCGACGACATCGCTGTGTTCCTTCGTCAGCCGGGCGCAGAGATCGCCCCAGCGCACTGGGCCGGCTTTCGGATCGGGCAGCTTGAACAGCTCGTATCCCGCTTCCCGAGCCTGATACCGGGTAACCTGTGGATGGCCGGGCGTGCCGTGGCTCACCGCCTCAAGCTTCACGATCACGTCGAGCGGCGGGAAAGCGTTGCTGTTCGGATGCCCGTAAAGGCTGATGCGCTGCTGCGCCTTGCCCGTGGTCGCCTCGGCGCCATCCTGCCCGCCAGATGCGGCGACAAGGGCACGAAACGCCGCCTTGCCGCGCTGATCACTCGGCGAGTTGGTGATGTCGGTACGAGCGCTCACGGCCGCACCGTGCCGTTGGCCGCAGCGCGGGGATGCGATACACTCCGCCGCCCATGCGGGGGAGGCGACGATGTCCGAAGCGGTGGCGGAACTTGCGCGCGCGAACCTTGTCCAGCTCCGGCTAACCGGGCTGCTGCTCGAAACGCTGATAGCGCGCAACGTGCTGACCCGATCAGAAGCCGCAGCTTTGATCCACGACGCCTGCGGCCACCTTCACGATGATTGTGCGATGCTGAAAGCGTATCGTGGACTCGCTGATGAAGTCCTGAAAGAACGCCCTCTGCCAATGCAGCGTTGACCGTGGCCTCAATGACCCGATCCCCCCTCACGCTGCCGCTCCGATGATCGGCAGTTCCGGTTCCCGATGCGAGCCGGCCAGCGGAAGATCGGGTTCATCGTCGCGGGGCGTGAAGTCGCTGTCGTTACACCCTGACAACGGCTCACTCGCGCCGCTATCCGCATCGGCAACAGGGGAAGTTTCGAGTGGATAAAGATCAGGGCGCAGTTCGTGACGCGAGCCGTATCCGGCGCGCTCGGCAGCAAGCACATGTTCCGCCGGCAGCGCTTTGCCGCGCTTCACCCAGTAGGAGACGTTCTGCTGGAACGTGCCGATATCCTTGGCAAAGCGGGACTGGTTGCCGTCCGCTTTGGCGAGTGCGGTCAGGAACCGCTCGTGGAGCCTTGCTTCATCCATGAGCGGTGTGGCTACAGACGTTCTGTTACAAACGCAACAGGAGTTTTGTAGAAAACTCTCGCACGGTTTTTTTGTAGCTCCGGGCGTAATGAACTTCACCGACGCCAAGGCCGCCGCCGAATGGATGCGCGAGCAGCGCAAACAGCGTGGCTGGTCGACCATCCAGCTTGCCGACTTCGCGCGCGCCATCGCGCGCCGGGAAGGCAGTCAGCTCAAGCTGACCCAACAGACGGTTTCCGGTTTCGAGCAGCCGGATGGCGCGAAGCGCATTCCGGACTGGCTGCGCTTCGTCGAGATGGCCTTCCAGGAAGGCGCGCCCTCAGCCGAGCAGCACACGGCGCGGCGTGACGATCTCGTTTATATCCGCGAGGTCGACATCAGCTATGCGATGGGAGCCGGCGCGGACGTGGCGGATTATCCCGACGCTCAGTTGGTGCCGTTCAACCTCGGCTTCGTGCAGCAGCTCACCCGCGCGCCGCTGGAGCGACTGTTCCTCGCGACGGGACACGGGGAGAGCATGGAGCCGACTCTTCTCCGCCACGACCTGATCCTGATCGACACAAATCAGACCCGCGTCGCGCAGCAGGATCAAATCTGGGCGCTCACCTATGCGGGCGCCGGCATGATCAAGCGTCTTCGGCGTGTGAAGGGCCCCAGCGGCGACCGCTACCGCATCCTGTCCGACAATCCCCAGGTGCCGCCAGAGGAAGCCGAGTTCGACGACGTGCATATCGTCGGCAAGGTCATCTGGATCGGGCGCAGGATGTAGTCTTGCCGCGGGTGCTGAGCCTCGCGGTGGTCGGCGCAGATCACCCGAACAAGGATAAGAGCAACCGCCGATTCGAGATCGCCATGTGCGATCCAGGGGAGCGCGTGGACTTGCTGCCGGAACCCAAGAACCCGGTCGATCCCCAGGCCGTCGCGGTGTTCAGCGCCCGTGGCATCCAGATCGGCTATATCACGGCGGAGCGGTGCGGCTGGATATTGTCGATGGTCAAAGCCGGTCGCGAGCTGCGCGCCGTGTTTCAGGCGCCCGCCACGTTTGGCGCCTGGGTCCGGATCGGCATCGATGGCGCTGAACCCGTCATCCCGACGCATACCGATTCGCGGGGCGAAGCCGACCAGCACGATGAAGAGAGCGGCTTCTGGCCCGACTACATCCCACCGGACGAATGATGCTACAAAACATCTGTTGACGACTGTTACAGAACTCTTGTAGCCACGCGTCTCCAATCAGGGAGGCGCCACGTGGCCCGCAATACCAATCCCGCCCGCTGGGGCGATTACCACCCGAACTGGTGCCGCTGCGACAAATGCGCTCCGCGCCGGTCGAGCCGCCTGCTGGTCGCCCTTCTGATCGCCATCATCGTCGCGGGCGCGATCGCCATTGCGACAGGGCAGGCGCCGGCATGAGCGCGACCTGCGAACTCAGCAGTCGGTTCGTCTATTTGGACACGGGCGAGATTTTCGAAGCCGACGCCGATGGGAACCCGGCCAGCACCGATGTCCCGTTCTGCACCTTCACTTCGCTGGAAGATGAGGTCGGCCCGACCTTCGCTGCCGCTCCGGACCTGATCGCGGCAGCGCAACTGCTCAATCGCGACGCTCGGCCGTGCAACTGGGATGATGACGAAGACCCCGATCAGAAGGCCGCATGGCTAGCGCTAGACGCTGCGCTTCTGAAGGCGGGCCTAGCATGAGCGCCGACCTGTTCGCCGCCACCATGGGCCGCCTTGGCGTCGCCCTGCCGCTGAAGGTGGACCGCGAGTTTCCCGGCTCGATCGTCGACCAGAACGGGACGCCAGTGCTTCAGGTCGACGTGAACGCGGAGTTCGTGTCCGACGGCGAAGCCGACCAGATAGCCGCGCTGATCGTTGTCGCGGTCAACTCGACAGCCGGCATCGCCGCTCCGGAGCCGGAGAAGGCGTCTTGAGCCGCGAAACCTTCATCGCCAAGCGCTTCAATGCCGAGCACGAGCGCATCATCGTGCATGCGATCGAGATGCTCGAAGAGCTTCACGATGACGGCTTCGAAGTGACTTTGCGCTCGCTCTACTACTACTTCGTCGCCGAAGAGCGTTGGTTTCCCAACACGCTCCAGTCCTACAAACGATTTGGCGATATCATCGGCCAAGCGCGCCTCGCGGGTCTGATCGATTGGGACTTGATCGGCGACAATGTGCGTGTGGCGCACCAGCTCCCACACTGGAGCGACCCGCAAAACATCATGGAGTCCGTCGTCGCGCAATATCGCGAGGACTTGTGGGAGGGCCAGCCCCGTCGCGTTCATGTGCGGATCGAAAAGGACGCTCAGATCGGCGTGACGAAGCCGGTGTGCGAGCGTTGGCGAGTGCCGCTCACGGCCTGCCGAGGCAACACATCGCTCACCGAGGCTTACAACGCCGGCAAGGTCTTCCAGCGTGAGTTCGCGGCCGGGCTTTGGCCAGTGGTTATCTACCTGGGCGATCATGATCCCAGCGGGATCGATATGACGCGCGATAACGTGGACCGGCTTTCGATGTTTGCTCGCATGGGTGTCGAGGTGAGGCGGATAGCCCTCAATCGCGACCAGGTGGACGAGCTGCGCTTGCCGGGCAATCCAGCGAAGATCACGGACAGCAGAGCCGGCCTGCGTAAGGACGGCTCGATCATCCCAGGCTCTTACATAGACCTTCACGGCTTCGAGAGCTGGGAAATGGACGCGCTGCGCCCTCGCTATGTCGATGCTCTGATCGAAAACGAGATCAAGTCACTTCTCGACCTTGACCTGTGGGCCGAAAGGAAGGCGCGCGAGGATCACAACCATTCGATCCTCAGTGCGATCCTGCACCGCTGGGACGATGTCGAAACCCTCTTCGGTGGCGAGCAATGACCCGCCCCCGCCTTTGGGATGCGACGGACGCGCTATGCTGGATCGCGCGCGACATCCTGCGCAAGCGGATGGCCGGCTATCCGGCCGCCGTCAGCAGCGGGAAAATGGCGCCGATCGCCGCCGAAACCGGCCTGCGCATCGCCTCCGCCATCGCCGCGGACTGGACGCGAGCGATCGAGCAGTCGCCGCACTTCCCCGACTTCACGCCGCAGCCGCTGCCCGAACCGCTCGATATGCGCGCCATCGCCACGCCGGCCGAGCGCATCGATACGCTCCGCAACGCCTTGGCCCATCCCGCCGTGCAGTCCGATCGCGACTATGCCGAACTGGTCGAGGCGCTTCTGTGGTGGGAACAGGCGGAACAGCAGGGGCGCGCAACGATCGCGCAGCTGAACAGCATCAACGCCGATTGGCGCGCCCGAGGCAGCTCCATCGAGCTAGTGGCCGCCTAGTCGTGTTACACGCCCGCCCGGAAACCGCCGCGTCCAGCGTTGCGGGCGAGCGCGCCCCTAACGCCACGTGCCCGGAGTGCGGACAGCCCTTCCGGCGCGTCCAGTGGCGCCAGCTGTTCTGCTGCCCGGCGCACAAGGCCGAGTTCCACAACCGCAACACCGCGCGCGGCCGCACGCTGACGCCGCTGGTGATGGCGGCCCGTCAGACGCGCGGTGGCTCGCGCGGCGATACCGCCACCGGCAAGGCCGCCCGCCGCGACGCCGATTTCCTGATGCACCGCTGGACGATCGAGGATCGCGAGGCCGGCCGCATGTCCATGGTCGAATATATGGCCCTGCGCCGCCGCTTGGGCTTCGAACTGGCATGAGCGCGGCTTCGTCCTATCCCGGCAAGGTCGCGGTCAAGCGCGCGATCGAATGGGCGCGCGAGCTTCAGATCGACGTGGCCGGGTTCGAGATGCGGCCCGACGGCACGATTCGCGTGCTGGACGCGCGCGCCTTTCCGGCGCAACCTGCTGATGAGTTTGAGGCTTGGGATCGCGCTGGGAAGCTTTAGTCAGGGGGCGAGGTGACCGAGGCTCTACAGATCGCGGCCACTCTGCTGGGCGCCGTCTATTCGGGCATTATGGCGTGGGAGCACCGGCAGGCACCCGTCAAGCTCGCGATCAACGTAGCGGCCACCGCGTTCCTCATATGCGTTGCAGGATATAGGATACTGCATTGATCGAAGGCGTCCATTTCGTCCGCGCGGCCCGCGCCGGCAAGCCGGTGCGCTGGTATGTCTATGCGTGGCGCGGCGGTCCCTGCATTCTGAAGGCCGAAGGGCCGAAGAAGCCGAAGCTCGGCAAGGCCGAACTGGACGCGATCAGCGCGGCGATCGACGATCAGCGCAAGCCCGACATGACCAAGCTCGAAGGCGTGATCCGCGAGCTGCGCACGATCGATGGCGGCGCGCCAGAGTGGAAGAACCTCGCCGATTCGACTCGCACAACCTGGAACACCTATCTCGATCGCATCGAGGCGAAATGGGGCGAGACGCCGACCCGGCTATGGTCCGATCCTCGCATGACGGCAAAGATCGTGAAGTGGCGCGACGAACACGCCGCGACGCCGCGCGCGGCGGACCTTGGCGTTCAGGTGCTGGACTTCCTGCTGGGCTTCGCAAAGCTGCGCGGCCACGTGATGGCGAACGTCGCCGCCGGCATCCCGACCATCTACCGCCCAGCGGGCCGCGAAGAGATCATCTGGACGCCGGACGATCTCGACCGCTTCGCCGTCGCGGCCTTGCAGCTCAACCGCCCGCACGCGATCGACGCGGTATGGCTCGCCTGCCTCACTGGCCTTCGCCGCGCAGATCTGGTCGCCCTCACCTGGGACCAGGTCGGCGAACACGCCATCATGCGCACCGCCCAGAAGAAGAGCCGAGGCAAGCGCCGCCGCGCCGTGGTGCCGATCATCCCCGCGCTCCGCGAACTGCTGGCCGAGCTGCGCACGCGCCACCGCGCCGAAGGGGTGAACAACGTGCTGGTCAACTCGAAGGGCACGCCATGGGGCGACCTGACGAACGTCATCACGCTGATCCGCGATCAAGCCGGCATTGTCGAGCCGGCCAATGAGGAACTGAACCTGCCCGCGCGCGCAAAGCACCTTCACGACTGCCGGGGCACGTTCGTGACGCACCTGTGCATGCAACGGCTGACCGATCAGGAAATCGCCAATATCGTTGCTTGGTCGCCGGAAAACGTGGCTTCGATCCGTCGGCGCTATGTCGACGATGCGGCTATCGTCATCGAGCTTGGGAAGCGGATGAGCGCAGGCTAAAAAAATGCCCCGGCGAACCGGGGCATTCTTTAGGCTGGGCAGTGCTCGCCGAACCTTTGTTCGGCCTTGCGCCTGATATCCTCGACGGTCTCTCTTACCGCTCGGCGAGTCACCTCATCGACACGGTCATCGAGCGTCGACGTGCGGTAGTCGCGTCGACCTGGGTCGCTGCCTCTACGTATGCGTCCGTTCATGCCGTTTCTCCCTGGCGCGGATGGAATCCAAAAACCTTTGCTAGATAGCGAAAGTTCATATCTGCTTTAAAATGGTGCTTCCGCTTCACCCATACAAATCCCTCTGATCGGGTGATCAACGCCACGTCGATGGGTCCACCAACGGTGCCAGCATCATAGGAAGCCTTCCGTTCCACAGCGGTGATGCCCACCAAAGCTTCAGCCAACTCTATCAGTTCCTGCTTGGGCATCAAAGCGATCGTTTGCTTGAATTCCTGCTCGATCGTGTCCCCGATCTCCTGAGCTGCGGTCTCGTATCGGGCTGCGATCGTGTCCGCAAGAAAAGTTGCGATGGTCCCGGTGTCGACTGCCGCGCCGTCTTCCGCGCTGATCGCGAACGATAGCTGCTCAAATATCTGAGGAATTGCCTCTGCAACGGTGTTCCGGATGAATCTGCGTGAATTGTCGACGAACCGCTCATCGGCGCCCCGCAAAAGGCGCGTGATCACGTCAGTCTGCGCAAACGACAGAGCGGTGCCAAGTTCCTTAGTGGTCCCGTCCTCGCCCCCGCCCCGCCGCGTCACCTCCACGTTGTGCGCGATGTTGTAGCGCAACCGGCCAGCAAGCACGCCGTCGAGAACGACGGAATAGAGCGAAGGAAATAGATCGTCTCCGCCGAACCCGGAGAATACCAACCCCGTGTTATACTCGGTCGAAACGTTGGTGAGCAGCCTTCCTATGAGAACAGCCCGGAGGCTTTCCAGCTCCTGCTCAGTGGGTTCGAAGTTGCGGAATATTTGTGTCGCCACCCTGCCCAGGTGCGGCTCAACCAACCCGACGACCTCTTCTTGGCCGAGAGCCTCCAAACTCGCGATGCGATCCGTTTCAGCATACCGAGTGGCCCGCCCTCGCAAAATCGCACCGATTCGCTCCCGGAGGGCTGCAAGCGCATCGCCTCCATCGGCGGTGCGGATTAGCTCAGCAAACGCAGCGCCGATCTCTTCGGCGATTTCCCCCTGTTCGGTTTGAATGGCGCGAGCCAACCAGAGCGCGGCCTGCTCTTCGTTCACCGCGCGGTGCTGGTAGACGAACTCCAGAAATCGGATCGCCCACGCCCGCATGGTCATCTCCGACCCGTCGACCGTTTCGCGGCGAAAGTCTTTGATGATCACTTCCCAAGGGACGCCCAAGAAGTCGAGGTTCCCGTTCACCATGATGGCGATCGGGTAGTCACATGACAGCTCGAAAAGCTTATCGCCGGTGTCGAAAACCTTTTCGACATCGAAGCCGGAGATTGTCACCGCGCTATCTGCGGCGAGTGCGACCCCCAGCCTGTTGATGACCGCAATCTCTGTGGTCAC